GATATGCACAAAATGATTGTAAGAACAGCATAGACTTGGATATTTTTTCAGCAGAGAAGGTGTATAAAAAAACATTAAAAGATTTTGATTGACATAAAAAAATACATAAGTATAATATATAAATATTATAATATAATAATTAATATAATAATTAATATATTTATTATATTAACATCATTATGGATTTTATATGTTTTTATTATGATGTTTTATTATACTTTTAAATAACTTAGAAAGGAATATAAATTGGTAGAATTATTATTATGGTACACAGTCATATACACTGTCATAGGTTTGACTAATGCAGCGAGTATGATGTAATGCAGAGTAAGTGGGTAAGTAGAGGGAAATGCCCTTGCGGAGAATCAAGCAATGGTTATAACATTCATGCAGATGGGCATGCCTTCTGCTTTTCTTGTAACAAAAGATTTAATAACGTAGGAGAGGCAAAGTTGGAAAGAAAAGTAGTAGAAATAACAAACAAAGTTTCTAGTACTGGTGATTATGGGAGCATTACTGATAGAAGAATATCAGAGGATACTGCCAGAAAATATAGAACGAAGATAAGAAGAAATGGTTCTATAATATCTCATCACTACTACGAATACTTTAATGCAGAGGGTAGTCACGTTGCTACAAAGGTTCGCCAAGTAGAAGGTAAAAGAATATGGTCACAAGGTGACATAGGAGATGCCTTACTGTTTGGCCAGAATTTATTTAAATCAGGTGGTAAGTATGTTACTATCTGTGAGGGTGAACTAGATGCACTCGCAGCATACGAGATGCTTGGTAGCAAATGGCCTGTCCTTTCCATCAAGGACGGTGCAGCATCTGCATTACGCAACTGCAAAGCAAACCTAGAATATCTGTCTCAGTACGAGAACATTGTCCTGTGCTTTGACAACGATGATTCAGGACGCAAGGCAGCAAAGCAGGTTGCCTCTCTCTTTGAACCTAACCAATGCAAGATCGTTCACCTTGATTACAAAGATGCTTGTGAATACATTCAGAATGGTAAGCGTGAAGAGTTTACCCGTGCATGGTGGAACGCTAAGATTTATACACCAGCAGGTATTCTTAATCTTGCTGACATGGGTGATGCACTGTACGAGGAAGGTGACTACAAGACCTGTCTCTATCCTTGGCAAGGTATCAATGACAAGCTATATGGTATTCGTACTGGTGAACTTGTTACGTTCACTGCAGGTACAGGTACTGGTAAGTCAAGTGTGATCAGAGAACTGATGCACCATGTTCTAAATAATACAGAAGAGAACATTGGTGTTATCTCTTTGGAAGAGAATGTACGTTCAACTATCTTTCATCTCATGTCAGTTGAAGCTAACGCTCGACTGTATATCAGAGAGATACGAGAGCAGTTCAGCCGTGAAGACCTGACCACATGGCAAGAAGCAACGGTAGGTACACGTAGGTTCTTTGCCTTCGATCACTTTGGTAGTATGAAGACTGATGAGATACTCGGTCGCATTCGCTACATGATCAAAGCCTTGGACTGCAAGTGGATATTCCTTGATCACTTGTCAATTCTAGTGTCAGGCTTAGAGGGTGACGATGAACGTAGAAACATTGACAACTTGATGACCAAGCTACGATCTATTGTTGAAGAGACTAACGTAGCACTGTTGCTTGTCTCTCACTTACGCAGAGGTAGTGGTGACAAGGGGCATGAAGATGGTAAGGAAGTTAGCCTTGCTCATCTACGTGGATCACAATCTATTGCACAGTTGTCTGATGCAGTGGTAGCTATGGAACGTGATCAGCAATCAGATGATCCTAACATTGCTAACACTACAACCATTCGCGTACTAAAGAACAGATACGCAGGAGATACTGGTGTTGCATGTCACTTGTTCTTTAATGGTGATACAGGACGCTTGACAGAGGTTGACAATCTAGGTGATAATGGGGAGGAAGATAACTTAGAAGAGGCACTCTAATGGATGTAGTTCTAGACATTGAAACTGATTCTCTCGACGCTACACTGGTGTACTGTATCGTAGCAAAGGACAGAGAAACAGGTAAGCATTATGTCTGGAAGGGTGATCAGTGCATCAATACATTTCCCATGTTTGCTAAACGTGTGAACAAGTTTATAATGCATAATGGTATATCGTTTGATGCACCTACTCTTAACAGATTGTTAGGTACACAGATCAAACTCTCACAGGTAGAGGACACATTGATCCTGTCTCAACTAACTAATCCTGTTAGAGAAGACGGTCATTCTCTTGAAGCATGGGGTGAGAAACTTCAGTTCAATAAGATTGACTTTAAAGATTTTAGCCACCTGTCTGAAGAGATGGTCACATATTGTAAGAGAGATGTGGACATAACTGAACGGGTTTGGATCAACCTTCAACCAGACATACAAAAGATTGATCGACGTTCTATTGATCTTGAATACAAGATACGTGCATTGATCAGTCAGCAAGAAAGGAATGGGTTTACTCTTGATTTACAGAAAGCAACTAGCCTTACCGCACGGTTACAAGACAAGTCATTTGAATTGGAACGAGAAGTTCAAACAAGATTTGTTCCTATTCCTGTGGCGGTTAAAGAGGTTACACCTCGTTACAAAAAAGATGGTAGTCTTTCTTCTGTGGGTCTGCGGCATATACAAGACCCAACAACAGTTGCAGGACCACACACTTCGATTGACTACCAGACATTTAATCTTGCCTCCCGTCAGCAGATCGTTAGTAGACTAACAAGATGTGGCTGGCAACCAGATAAGTTTACTGAGAAAGGACATGCAATCGTAGATGAATCTGTGCTTCGCGGAGTTGATATCCCTGAAGCACAGATGATTGCAGAATATCTTACGTTAAAGAAACGCATTGCACAGGTTCAATCATGGATTGATGCAGTGCATGAGGATGGTAAAGTACATGGACAAGTTCTTACATTACGTGCTATCTCTGGTAGGATGGCACATCATTCTCCAAACATGGCACAAGTTCCTGCATCTTATTCACCGTATGGTAAGGAGTGCAGAGAGTGTTGGACTGTTGGAGATGCAGCTAATGTTCTTGTTGGTTGCGATGCTTCTTCGCTTGAACTACGTGCACTAGCACACTATCTTAACGATCCTTCCTTCACAAAAGAAGTTGTGGAAGGTGACATTCATACAGCAAACCAAAAGGCAGCAGGTCTTGATACACGTGATCAGGCCAAGACATTTATCTATGCGTTTATCTATGGTGCGGGTGCAGCAAAGATAGGTCAGATCGTTGGCGGTACATCACAAGATGGTCAACGTCTAATAGATACGTTTCTTGGTAACGTACCTGCTCTTGCTTTGTTAAGAGAAAGGGTTGACAGGGCAAGTCAAAGAGGTTATCTTAAAGGTCTTGATGGTAGATGGTTGAAGGTTCGCAACCAACATGCAGCAGTCAATCTTCTCATTCAAGGTGCAGGTGCAGTTATCTGTAAGCAATGGCTAATTGAAATAAATAGTTTGGTGCGGCAGCATCAGGTCAAAGCTAAGTTAGTTGCATCCATACACGATGAGTATCAGCACGAGGTATATAGACCACAAGCTGATAGATTTGGTGAACTAACAAAACTTGCAATGAAGAATACAGAAAGGAGTTTGAAAATTAAATGCCCACTAGACAGCGAGTACAAGATAGGCCAGAACTGGTCAGAAACACACTGATACAATTATCAGATACTGAAATTAAATTATACACTGAGATAGGTCAGGCACGTTATAATAATAATAGAAAGAAAAGTGTAAAGGATACTGCAGCTAAACGAGATAAAAGTGATCCTTATAAGTTTGATATCCTTGGTGTTGGTGGAGAGTTAGCACTGTACAAAATGATTGGTGAGTATCCCGATGGTGTTATGGATATTGGTGTACGCTCAATGGAAAGAGGAACTGATAAAGGAGATTTACTTCTTGATGGTCTTACCATTGACGTTAAGACAACAGATCATGTGAACGGTAGACTACTTGCTGTAAGTAATAAATGTCTTGAAGTTATTGATCTATTCGCCTTGGTCATTAAGCTATCAGATAATAACTTTATGTTAAGAGGATTTTACCCCTGCCATATGCTGATTAAAGAAGAGAACTTTAATAGAGCAGATGGTAAATTTGTTAGACCCTGTTATAACGTAGGACAAGAGGAGTTGATGGACTATGCAGTAGCATTAAAAAAATTACCACCACTGAAAAAAAGTGCTTGACTATCTGATTAAGGTCAGGCATACTTCGCAAATCGTTGAATGAAAAGCCACATGGTGTGGCGATTAAAACTGAAAGGAAAGTTAACATGAGTGATGTACATATTATTTCTGGCAAGGCTTATTGGGCAAGTGTGATTTCTCCCAACACAACCTACGAACCAGTATACTCTGTCGATGTTTGTTTAGATGAGGATACTAAGAGTTTGGTTGAAAGCCTTGGTCTTAACGTGCAGAACAAGGGCGATGATCGTGGAGACTTTGTAAAGATCAAGCGCAAAGTCTACAAGCGTGATGGCTCTGAGCGTCCTGCACCTATCGTTAAAGACTCACAGAATAATAACTGGGACGGTAGTCTTATTGGTAACGGGAGTATGGTCAATGTTAAGTTTGCTACATATGAATGGGAGTATAACAAGAAGAAGGGTGTAGCATCTGACCTGATGGGTGTTCAGGTTGTTGACCTTATTTCATACGGTGACAATAAGGATTTCTCTGCAGTAGAAGGTGGATACACTGTGGGAAATAACGAACAAGTAGGTGAGGACGTTCCGTTCTAACCGTCCCTAACACGGGGTTGCTATTATCTTAGAGCAACGATTGCTGACAGGTGTGGAGAGGGACTGTCAGACAACGGACATTTCCAGCATTAACGATCCTTCCGCCGCCAGATTAGAGATTTTTGGCTGGATAAGGAAGACGAAAAGAGACTTTTTTGTCATTAACTCAACAAAGGAACTAGACTATGACTAATGAAGGTAAACTACTTAGTGCTTTGCGTAAGAAGATGCGTGTAACTCGTAAGACTGCCATTCAACGTGGATGGTCAGAGAATCTTACTGCAGATATTTCTCGTCTTCGCAGTCGTGGCTATGGTATTGATACAGTCACTGCTAAAACGCCTGAAGGTGAAACGTATACTCGTTATCGTTTGATGGCTGAACCGCAAGCAGCAGAGTAATTAAAATGACAACAGCACAGAAAACAATTGATACTTTGGTAGAAGACATTTACAGTCTGTTCACCAGTAATGAACCTACAAAGATTCCTGCTACTGCTCTGCAGGAACTTGCCAAGGATGTTGCTGATGCTGTTGTCAATGCTCTTACTGAGGAAAGAAAGCCAAGAAATAATTTAAGGCTATCAATGATTGGTCAACCAGCAAGAAAAGTATGGTACTCTGTCAGATCAACTGAACAGGAAGAATTAGCTGGTTCTGATTATATCAAGTTCCTGTATGGAGATATCCTTGAAGCACTTCTTGTCTTTCTTTCCAAAGTTGCTGGTCATAAAGTTGCTGACCAACAGAAGCAGGTAGTACTGAATGACGTTGTTGGTCATCAGGATGCGGTAGTTGATGATGTTCTTGTTGACTTTAAGAGTGCATCATCATTTTCTTTCAAGAAGTTTACTGAGGGTATGGTATTCAAAGATGATCCGTTTGGTTATGTTGCACAGTTATCTGCGTATGCTCAAGCTAACAATGCCAAGGAAGCTGGATGGGTTGTTATTGACAAGACAACAGGTCAGATAGCTTATTGTCCAGTACATCAAATGGAGATGATAAATGCTTCACAAAAGATTGACTATCTTAGAGATGTTATCAAAGATAGTGAACCACCTTCTCGTTGTTATGATGATGTTCCTGACGGTAAGTCTGGGAATATGCAGTTGGCTACTGGTTGTAACTATTGCCCTTATAAGTTTGATTGTTGGTCGGACGCTAACAATGGTAAGGGACTACGTGCATTCCAGTACGCAAACAGTGTAAAGTATTTAACTAATGTAGATCGTGAACCGAATGTCCCAGAACTACAAGTTTAGATCACGCTCTGAACGTAGAGCAGCAGACTATCTGATAGATTTAAATATTGACTTTGAGTTTGAACCACATTACATTCCGTATATGTGGATCGAGTCAAAAAAATATCTTCCTGACTTTATTCTTCCCTCTGGTATTATATTAGAAGTGAAGGGTAGGTTTACTCTTGACGATAGAAAGAAACATCTTTTTCTTAGGCAGTCTAATCCTGACTTGGATGTAAGATTTGTATTCGATAACCCTAACAAGAAATTAAACAAAGGAGCAAAGACTACCTATGCAGACTGGTGTAACAAGAACGACTTTATGTTTTGTAAACTCTCTGATGGTATTCCTGACAATTGGTTAGATGAGAGAAGGAACAGAAAAGTTTCTGGTAGAAGTAGAAAGTCTCGTAGAAAACAAAACAACAAGTCCTGAACAGATAATGTTTCTTGGCGTTGTCTTACAGGCAATGCTTGATGCTACCAAACCAGAAAACAATAGAGAATCAGTAGAATCTAAGACAGCACGTGATGCTGCAAAGGCATGGTTCTTTGCCTCTGTAGGTGTTACTGCTGAAGACTTTAGTACTGTCTGCGATATAGCAGGGATAGATGCGGACTATGTTCGTAGCTTTGCGTTTAAAGTTCTTAAATCTAAGGAGATTAAATATGTTCGTAGGCGTATCAATGCCGTCCTTACATTCGACTAGGAGAAAACAAATGGACAGAGACACAGAGATTGTTAAGATGTATTCTGAACTTCCAAACTTTAAGTTTGATGAATCAGATTATATAGATGAGATGCATGAGTACATTATATCCACATACAAAGAACATTATGCAAAAGGTAAATACCAAGCCACAGATATCATCCTTGACAGTGGGCATGGTGAAGGTTTTGTTATGGGTAACATCTTGAAATATTGGAAGAGATATGGTAACAAGGAAGGGAAGAACAGGAAGGACTTGCTAAAGATTATTCACTATGCGATAATCATGCTTTATGTCCACGATCATATAACCAAGGGAGAATAGAATAAATGCCTACATTCCGATCCAATGAAAATCCAATGTTCCGTTCTAAGTTTAGTGAGGATATCTTCAAACATAAGTATGCACATCATGGTTGTGAAACGTGGTCAAGCCTAGCCTCAGTTCTCGTTGATGATGTATGCAGTCCTTACCTCAAGGAAGACGAGAAGGATCAGCTAAAGGAATACATTACTGATCTAAAGTTTATACCCGGCGGCAGGTACTTGTACTATGCTGGCCGACCTAACAAGTTCTTTAACAACTGCTACTTGCTACGAGCAGAAGAAGACACACGTGAGGACTGGGCAAATCTCTCATGGAAAGCAGAGTCATGCCTGATGACAGGTGGTGGTATTGGTGTTGACTACTCTGTGTATCGTGAAGAGGGTAGAGTATTGTCTGGTACTGGTGGTCTTGCATCTGGTCCTATACCAAAGATGATGATGATCAATGAGATTGGTAGACGAGTTATGCAGGGTGGTAGCAGACGATCTGCTATCTATGCCAGCCTTAATTGGAAACATGCAGATGTAGAAAAGTTTCTCACCAGTAAGAATTGGTACGACATGCCCGTTGGCACTACAGGATTTAGCATTGGTCAGATAAAGGAACAAGACTTTAACTTTGTTGCTCCTTTAGACATGACTAATATCAGTGTAAACTACGATACTGAATGGTTGTTAAACTACTGGGAGACAGGTGATGTTGGGTCTACTTTTAAACAAAATGTACGGCAAGCCTTACGCACTGCTGAACCGGGATTTTCGTTTAACTTTTTCGACAAAGAAAATGAAACACTCCGTAATGCGTGCACTGAGGTATGTTCGGCGGATGATTCGGACGTATGTAATCTAGGATCAATTAACCTTGGAAGAGTTGATAATCTTCAAGAGTTTAAAGACATAGTTACCTTGGCAACCAAGTTCCTTATCTGCGGTACACTAAAGGCAAAGTTACCTTATGAAAAGGTATACGATGTACGTATCAAGAACCGTAGATTAGGTCTTGGTTTGATGGGTATGCATGAATGGTTAATCAAGCGCGGTTCTAAGTATGAGGTAACACCTGAGTTGCATCAGTGGCTTGGTGTGTATAAAGGTGTGAGTGATGACGTATCTAAAAAATCTGCAGATGAATTTGATTGTACTAGACCAGTAGCTAACCGTGCTATTGCACCTACTGGTAGCATTGGTATTCTTGCCGGTACAAGCACAGGCGTTGAACCTATCTTTGCTGTCGCATACAAGCGACGGTACTTGAAGGGAGGTACACGCTGGCACTATCAATATGTTGTTGACAGTGCAGCACAGGAACTGATAGACTTGTATGGTGCTGATCCTGAGCAGATTGAGTCTGCTCTTGATCTTGCTGAAGACTATAAACGACGTATGCAGTTTCAAGCTGACGTTCAAGACTACGTTGATATGTCGATATCTTCTACAATTAATCTACCAGCATGGGGAAGCAAGCTAAACAATGAAGACACTGTTATGGACTTTACTAATACTCTTGCTTCTTACGCACATAGGTTACGTGGCTTTACTGTATACCCTGATTCATGTCGTGGTGGGCAACCACTAACATCTGTTCCTTATGCTGAAGCTGTTGATAAGTTAGGTGAAGAGTTTGAGGAAGGTCTTGAGACACATGACATTTGTGATATTACTGGACATGGTGGGAGTTGCGGAGTTTAATGCTTACATACCATACGTATAAAGAAGTTTTACCTAAAGAACTATGTAATGGCATTTTAAATATCGCCAAAGAAATAGACAGTCAGGAAGCTGATGTATATGAGAGTGGTGATAGTGTACGTCTTGAAGAAGTAAGAAACAGTAGGATTGCTTGGTTAGAAAATCCTGAACTTACTTCCATTCTACAACTGTACGCAGAGACAGCTAACAAGGAAGCAGGATGGAACTTTCACATGAATTGTTTTGAAAGTCCACAGATATCCTTCTATGGTAAGGGACAGTTCTATGACTGGCATATGGATGCTGGTGTAGAACTTCCTTCCGATCCTTATACAAGAAAGCTAACAGTATGTGTTTCATTGAACAGTGAGTTTAAGGGTGGTGATCTTCAAGTACAGAAGTGGGTGCATCCTCAAGCAGGAGACAGGTTTGCTACTCTTAAAGATATGAGAAGGGCAGGAAGCATTGCTGTCTTTCCTTCCTTTGTATTTCATCGTATTACAAAAGTAAAGGAAGGAGAACGATGCTCTCTTGTCTGTTGGTTTAGAGGAGAAAGGTTTACTTAACTTTTTTCTTGACAATGATTGTATACTGTAGTAGTATATGCATGGTACGACCATAGTGGTGTACCTAATTAACTTGCTTATTAAAGGAGACAGCAATGAACTTTATTGAATACATTAACAAAAACTCAAAGACACTTCCAGACTATATGTTGGGATTTACTTTTGAAGACTTGTTCAAACGTGTACCAAGTAATCTTGGTGCATTCCCTCCGCATGATCTAGAAAAGAATGGTAATCTTTATAGTCTAACACTAGCTGTTGCTGGTTACTCAAAAGAAAATATTTCAATTGAATTGAAGGATAGTATTCTTACTATTGTTGGCGATAGGAATGGCGATGATAATAGAAACTATATTGTGACAGGTATTGCGGCACGTAAGTTCCGTAAATCATTTTCTTTATCTGATGCTATGGAAGTAAGAGACGCAAACTTACGTGATGGTCTTCTTACTATTACATTGGAAGAAGTTGTTCCTGAAGAAGAACAACCTAAGTTGATTGAAATAAAGTAGGCATAATACTTAGGGGTGTGCTATTACCTCCAGCGCACCCCTTTTTTATAAAGGAACATCATGAGTTTTTTAGACACTGAACCAACAATTAAAGTAGATTTAACAACGACTACCTGTGATAATCTTGTTGTAGAAATATTAAAGACAGTTATATTAGATGATCTTAGTAGTGATCTAATTGAAGATGAGTTAAAGAATGCTATGCTAACAACACTAGAATATTTTATGATACCCTCAGAGTTTATTACCTTTAAAGAACTTACAGAAAAGATTGCAGAGGAAGCTGCTGATGAGTAGTCTTCCCACAATATATATTGGTTATGATCCTAAAGAAAAAACTTACTGTGATGTTCTTGAATACAGCATAAATAAATATGCTTCATCACCTGTAAATATTGTTAGACTCAAACAGGACAGTGTAAGGCGAACAGGTTTATACTGGCGAACAAAGATTATAAAGGATGGTCAGCAGGTAGATTCATTTGATGGTAAACCTTTTTCTACTGAGTTTAGTTTCACACGTTTTCTTGTACCGTTTTTAAATGTTCACCAAGGTCATGCTCTTTTTATGGACTGTGACATGTTCTTTAGAGGTGACGTAATAAAACTATTTAACTTATTTAGGTATAGAGATTTTTCTGTTGCATGTGTCCATCATAAATATTTTCCTAATGATAAATATAAAATGGATAATCAATTACAAGAAGTTTATTACAGAAAGAATTGGTCTAGCTTTATGTTATTTAACTGTGGTAATCCACAATTAAATGAGTTAAAAATATCAGATGTAAACACAAGCACTGGTAGTTGGTTACATGGTATGCATTGGGCAGAAGAGATTGCACAGATAGCTGAAGAGTGGAACTGGCTTGATGGTCATTCATCTGAAGACATTGATCCTAAGTGTGTACACTTCACAACAGGTGGACCACTATTTAGAAACTGGGAAGGTAAAAGAGATATTGATAATCAATATGCAAAAGAATGGAATGAATTATATAGGGAGATGAGTGAACAATATGACTAAGTTTGTAACATCATTTAGTGATAGTGGTTATATAAGCTACGCTAAAAATATGCTAGAGTCTGTAGCTAAGTTTTGGAAGAACGATCTAAAGTTGATTGCATACTACCATGACTGTCCTAAAGAATTAGTAGCAGAGTTTCCACAGTCAGACGTTATTGAGTATCGTAATCTAAATGATGTTCAAGATATGCTAGATTATCGTGAGCGTATGAAAGACCATGACGGTACTGAAGGTGGTCAGATGCAGTACAACTGGCGCATGGATGCTATCAAGTGGTCACATAAAGTATATGCTATGACTGATCTATCCTTAGAGATAGGAGAAAAAGAGGCAAAGGGTGGCTGGCTTATTTGGTTGGATGCTGATACAATAACTACTAAGCCTTTCTCTCAGAAAAATTTAGATACCATTGTTCCTGAAAAGGCAGAGTTGGTTTACTTAGGCAGGAAAGATGTTGACTATAGTGAAACTTCTTTTATTGCTTTCAATCTTGATTATCAGTCTCCGCATTATCTGTTGGCAGATTTGCGTGGTTGCTACGATATAGGAGAAGTAATATCATATCGTGAATGGCATGATGGTTTTATCTTTGAACGTCTACTTAAAATTTATCTTGCACATGGATTGAAGGCACATAACCTCACACCAAATGTAGACGGTCTTGCTGCATTTGCTAATTCTCCCTTGTCTGAATACATGGTACATTACAAAGGTAACTTAAAGAATAAGCTATCTAAAGATACTGTAGCACCTGATGTTAATCTACCACGCTATCGTCAACTTGCTGATCTTGTACGTGAGTACGCAAAGGATAGCATTGTAGAAGTTGGTACGTGGAATGGTGGGCGTGCTATTGAAATGTCTCTTGCTGCGTTTGAGAAGACTGATACGCTACACTACACAGGCTTTGATCTATTTGAGGATGCAACAGCAGAGACAGATGAGTTGGAGTTTAATGGTAAAGCTCATAACACTATGGAATCTGTGACAAAACGTCTAACAGAATTTGCAGAGAAGATGAAGGAGAAGGACAAGACATTTACCTTTGACTTGTATAAGGGTGATAGCAAGAAGACACTAAAGAAACACCGTAGTAAGTTAAAGAATGTATCCTTTGCATTCATTGATGGTGGTAACAGTGAGGAAACAAAGAAGGCAGACTATGACAACCTTGACCATGTTCCTGTTATTGTTTTCAATAATTTCTTTTCCAAAGATCAGGAAGGAAAGATTGTTGACGAGAAACATCAGACGGTAAACCGTTTTGTAAAGTCTTTAAACGGTAAACGTATTACAGTTCTTCCTTCACAAGACAGAGTAAAAGAGGGTGGACACGCACACCTAGCCGTGCTACTCAATGGTGATGACGTACCTGATTTACCTGTAGAGTTTAGGCGTGTACCTATTGTAGTACAACCACGTGACTCTGTGCCAAAGGACAACATTGTTGACAACATCAACAGAAATGTAGAGCTTATTGATAGATGGGACATGATTCGCAACTGTCATGTGCATGACGAACATGCAATCATTGTATCTGGTGGATCATCTACTGATTTTAAACAAGTGAAGAAGCTACAAAAGAAAACAAATGGACGAATTGTCTGTGTAAAGCATAGCTATCCAAAGCTACTGAAGGCTGGTATAAAACCGTGGGCATGTGTTATACTAGACCCTCGTCCTATTGAAGGAAAGAGTACACACGGTATTGTACGATCCACTCTCTTTGAGACAGTTGATCCTAGTACAATGTTCTTTGTTGCATCAATGACTGACCCTTCAGTTACAGAACTACTAAAGTCAAAGACTGATCAGGTATATGGTTGGCACGCTTATTCACAGGCAGTAGCAAATACAGTTAAGAATAAAGAAGGTAAAAGCCTAGAGATTAATGAGAGCTTAAATATACCTGAAAATACTACGTTTGTTAATGGCGGTACTTGTGCAGCTATGAGAGCAATAGGTATGATGCATATCTTTGGATTTAGAAACTTTCATCTGTTTGGTTTTGACTGTTCATTCCCTGATGAAACAGAGATTGATCTGAAAGAAAAACTAGAAGATGGTAGAATGAAGTACATGAAGGTAGAAACAAACGGTTCAGAGTTTTGGACTACTGGTGAACTTCTTGCAATGGCACAAGACTGTGAAAAGCTATTTGATAATGAAGAAATAGAAATGAATGTGCATATGTATGGAGATAATACGCTTGTATCAGAGGTGTACAAAACTTCAAAGCAAGCAGACAAAGTTTACTACACTAATCTAATTACTAAACAGGCAGCTTAAAGGAGAATCAAATGCTTGAACTTGTTACTAATAATTCAGACGTTATTCTTAGCACTGTTACTGGTGTTATTACAATTGCAAGTCTTATTATTGCAGGAACTAAAACTCCTGATCCTGAGACAATTCTTGGTAAAGTATATAAAGTAGTAGAGTTTCTAAGTCTTACTATTGGTAAGGCCAAGGAAACAGGAAAGCCTGAAGTAAAACCTGAAGAAGTTAAGGTTGCTGAAGGCAAGACTGAAAAGGTAGGCTAATGCTTTCTCTCTTTTCTTCTGTGTTAAATATTTTTACCAAGATACTACCCTTGATCTTTGCGTTCAAGGCAGGAAGAGATAATGCACAGAAGAAAGAACTTGAACAGGCAGTTAAGAATACACAGGAGAGAAACAAAATTGAAAACGAAGTTATCCGTATGTCTGACGGTGATGTTATTAAGCGGTTGCGAAAGCGTTGGAGGAGAGGCGGCGTTCTGTAGTTGGTCCTTTCCAATTCTTATCAGTGATGCTGACTCTCTTTCTAACGACACTGCTCGTCAGATACTAAGTCATAACCTTGCATGGGTAAAGTTTTGTAAATGAAAGAACTTAATATAAAGCAAGAGAAGTTCTGTCAAGCCTATGTAATGTATCGTAATGCTACTGAAGCTGCTAAAGCTGCAGGGTATTCTGATACGTCTGCACATACACAAGGTCATAGGTTAAAGCAACGACCTGAGATTAACGAGCGTATCGAAGAACTTGAAAAAGAACTTGAGACACGTATCGACGTTATTGCAGAGGTAGAGAACCAATACAACTACGCAAAGAATGCGGGACATACCAACAGTGCAATCAAAGCACTAGAGGTACTGTCCCGTATTCGTTCTACAAAGGAAGAAGAAGCTGTTAAATCTATCGCTGAATTAGAACAAGATATAGTTAATAGCTTAGAGATATTAGGTGAAGAAAGAACATCTAAAATATTTATGAACTGTTCTTGGTTTTCTGATGAGGAATATGAGGAGCATGATGACTGCTAGATAGTTCATCTATAAAGGGATGACGACCATTGTGCATGTGTTGCAAATTTGCAACTTCTTCTTGTAATTTTTTAATTTGTTCGTGAACTTGTCCCTTTCTTTTATGTTCAGCAGCAAGATTATCTGGACTAAGAATATTAGACAGTACTGTTATCTGTTGTCTTAGTACAGCTACGTTATTCTCTGCTTCATCAAGTTCTCTATTTACCTCATCAACATGGTTTTTAATTTCTTCTTGAGTTGCCTTCAAGGTATTTACCTGTGCACGCACCAATGCCCATGCACCAGACAGTGATGCAACCACTGCTCCAACTTGAAACAGAAACTGTGCATCCATCTCCATTAGTTTGATTCATTCTTAATATAGATAAAATCTAATCCCGCCGAAACCTCAACATTACCGCTACCGGAATCTGATATAGCTCTAACTTCAAGGTCTGTTTTTTCGGAAAACGCTAATGGTATTCGATATTCTTGTACTACAGAACCACCATCTACCTGTATGCCAAACTTATCTGTTACTCGAAAAACACCCCCGTTGTTATTTTTTTTAGCAACGATAGTAACTGTTAATAGCTTGTTTGAAGTGGTACATGCTGCTGTTACATTTGTCTGATATAAATAGGCTGTATATCCTGCTGGAACAGTCCATAAAGCCATTAGAGTTTGGTTGTCTCCTATAGCTACAGTAGCATATTTATTTGTAGGTACACCTGATGTAGGAGAAGATTCATCACCTACATAAAGAACACCAGCATTCTGCCCACCAGTTCCTGCTGTATCAACCGTAACTCTAAAGACTCGTATCCAGTTAGAAGCATCTCCTAATTGTACACCATTCTGTCCGTCTAAATCTACTGTCACAGATACTTCATTATAATTAGCATCCAGACCTGAAACTGTAGCAGTTCTTGCACCTGTACCAGCTACGTCATCTGCAGTGGATGAACTAGAAATATAAAGAGTAGTTGCTGAAGACATGTAAGAATACAAGCCACCCTGCGCCCATATAGTTTCAAGTGTATTATCTATATCAGGATTAAATCCAAATTTAAAAATAGACTTATGATCAAATATTTGATTACGAGCTACCTGTAATTCAAATGGTTCATGCTTTCCAAATCTTGTAACTGAGGAAGGTATTCCCATAGTTATTCTCCTGTTAGTCTACTACTTTATCTCTTAAATCTTCCAGTGACTCTTCTATAGAATCTACAAAATCTTTCTTTGAATCTCTCGCAAGTGGAAGATTTCTAAGAAGTGGCACAATATTTGCAACCTCTCTTGCTAATGCTCTCGGTTCATCATTAAATAAATAACCATAACCTGCTTGACCTATGTTTGTAAGTTGGCTTATGACTGGTCCAGCTATCGCAGCTAAGAAATTTGATCCATACTTTTGAGCATTCAGTGCTTCCACTCCCATTGTGCTTACTCCAAGTATACCTGTACGTAGTACTGATTCAGCTAACTTTTCTTTACCATCTAACTTTGAGAAAGGACTTTCATCTGAATCATCACCATAACGTATCTGATCACGCAAGCCTTGAGTAAACATAGATACTGCCATGATAGATGCAAGAGCAACACCATATCTCACTATGTCTGCATCTGGCATACGTCCTTTAAATAATGGAACAAGAACATCTCTATAAAATCTAGCACCAACTATATTGCCAAAAGCAGCAGTAAAACCTTTTAATTGTGCAACAGTAGCAAGATGTGGATTGCTCATCCATAATGGTCTGTTAACTGCATTTGGTGACATAATAAATTCATCTACAGTTTTAGACATAACCTTTCTAATTAATTCAGGATCACCTTGCCCCTCATATAAACCATCTGCCCATCCTTGTGCAACTTCTGTCATAGGGTTAACAATACCCTGTGCAGTGAGACGCTTACGTGCCTCTACAAACTCTTTAGTTTTAGGTATTCCTGCGTCTGTGTACCTGCGAACAGTACGTAGGTCATCCCTCATCTGAAGACGAGCAGCTTGAAATGCCATGTCCCTACTAATCTGTGTAAGCGTAGTAAGAAGTGTTGCTCTAAAGAAAGCATTACCTACTTTTCTTGAAACAGTTACACCTGCTAAGTCACCAAATCTATCCGCAAGTGTACCATCAAGTCCCTGAACAATACCTCTAAATACTTTTTCAGATTCTGTTCTAGGTAGTTTAGGAAACACTGTTCTAAGACCAGCAGCTAAACCATTGTATGCTGCATTCAATCCACCAAATAATGCATACTTGGGCTTTACTCTTGATAGAATAATAAGAGGTTCTGACAGAGCAGTTAGACCAACAAGAGGAAGTGTGTAAATATATCCTGAAGTTAATGCCCACTTCTGAATTGCTTGCGCTCTCTTGTCTTTAAGAGGTTTGTACTTACCCTGTATTGCATCAAAGATATCTACAATACGATCAACCTCTGACTGAGTTATATTATTTTCCTTTGCCAGTTCAGGTACATTTTCTTGTATGCTTCTTTTAAGTTTCTCACTTTGTATTTTTTTGTTTGCGTCTAACATATAACGATAGAGAATACCTTCTACATTCGTCTCAATTAAACCCTCATCGTATAATCTATTTCTCACACGTTCAGGAAGCTGCCGTGCTTGTTCAAAAGATTGTGTTGCTGCACTTGCTCTCCTGTCAGGACTGCGATATTGATCTATATTTAATTTAATATCATTAGGATTGTACATTCCTTCATTGCTTTCAATATTCTCTGCAACAGAAGCAGCAGCTTGGCGTGTCATTCCCTCCTCTTGTAGAATACGCATCATCTTTCTACGTGCCAACGGTCCTGTCTTGAACATAACAGGAAGATAACCAGCAACGTAAGGAATGTCTACACCAGCATCGACAAGTTCTTTGTACTTACCTGTAGATTGTGGTTGAAAGATAACTTGACCTTCTAGTGGTTTAATTTTACGTAGCACTTCTCTTTTAATTGTAGCTTCTTCATTTGGAGATTGCGCTACTCGTTGATCTATTTCTTGTCTAACATCTCTCGCTCTGTCTTTAAGAAGACTAAATATTTGAGAATCAACATAAAATCTACCTGTATTTGGATTTATCTTTCCAAGAGTTTGAGATTGTTCCTGTGTCATGTCAGGATTATCTATCAGTTCCTGAAGCATAGACCTTTCAACCTTAATTGTTTGTAGCGGCTTACCTGTTTCAGGATCAGTTTCAATAGTTCCTAAATAATTTCTAAGATTACGTGCTGCTCTCATAATGTCAGGATCAGGATCAGAGTCTACCTTATTTTGAAGAACATCAGAAAGACGCTTCATCTTCTCTGCTTTTATTGCCTTTTGAAAAGGTAACTTAGCTGATCGTTTTAATGGTTCAAATAGTTCTATTATACCATTAATAGTTTCTCCAGTCTCAGGGTCTTGGAATGTTTCAGTAGCATCTTTACCTACAGCGGCACTTAAATTATCATAGAAAGAATTTAAGTCATTAACTAGAGTAGCACCACGTTCTCCACCCGTTTCAAACAAACCACGAAGAGGAGATATGGAAGATTTAAGAACACCACTGAATAAACGAGAACTATCCATTCGTTTACCCTGCTTTAGATTGCCAACAAAACCTTCTACTTTAGCAATATCTGTCTCTTCATTTTGTATAGCTTCATCTAGTTTAGCTATCTTTTTTCTTTCTTCTAATTCTTTCTCTGCTAATGATTGTTTCATTCTACCAGAAACAAAACCTGAACCTGCTCCTAATGTTTTACCAGTTACCGCACCTAATGCAGCAGCATCTATAAGACGTTTCTTTGCTATTTCAGCTTCATATGGCATAATACCTTTGTCTGCAGCAATACCTGCTGCTGCCATTTGTGTAAACTCTTGTGCACCTTCTGTTACACCTTCAATAACAAAACCTTTTCCTCCACCTTTTGCAATATCTGCTGTAACTCTACCAGCATTCTCAACAATTGTTTTTGCTGCACTAGTACCAAATTCTGTAGATAACTCTTCTACTATAGCTTTTTTACCAAACTGTTTAATAAGACCAGTTAAAATAACACCAGCACCTATTCTATCTAACAATCCTGAAATAGTACCTCCTACCACACCAGCAGCAGTAGCAGCATCTTCATCTGCTCCTAATTTTTTAGCTTCTTCATATATAGGTGCAGTAGCCATTAATGAACCTACAAGAAGAGGTAAACCAATAGCTACTGTTCCTGTAGCAATAGCAGGTGCACCAGCAACAGCAAGAGGAATTGCAGCAAGACCTGCTGCTATAGGTAATCCAGTTGAACCAATACCATCAGCTACCATATCTTTGAGTAGTAAACCACCACGTTCCAATGCCGCACCTACGTCACCATCAGAACCATATGCTTTTTCAACTTCATCTAATCCTTCAGTAAATGAACTTGTTCTTCTTGGTGCACCATACTGTTTAATATCTATTTCTTGCTCTAGTGCATTACCAACTGCCCACTTTTCTAAACTCTCTAACCCTAAATTTTTAGCGTAAAGTGCTATACTTTCAGCCATATTTTTTTGAGATTCATTAAAAGAACGACCTACTCTAGATGTAAAAGAATCTCCATCATAAAGAGTAAAAGCTGATGGACTAGTTACTGTTTCAACAGAAGGTTGTTGAGATAAATCAATATCTTTAAATGGATCAAGATATGCAGAATACCTATCTTGATTACCACCTTGTAGTAACCTTAAAGTTGCTTCATTTATTCTCTGTGCTTCTGACATAGATTATTTACTTAGCTTTAGATGGTAATTGTTTAGCCATAGCATTATAAAATACGCCTAAATTACCTTTATCTTTTGATCTTTGATGCATATTAAATACATTTATAAATACTGAAGTGGGTAAATCTCCCATTGCTTCTATAGCTTCTTCACCTGTATATCCTTTTTGAAGTAATTCATTCTTTATAGGATCAGTTAAATAGTTAAATACAACTCCTTCATTACTAAAGAAACTATTTTGTTGTTTTTGAGCAGCTTTAATATCATCTTTACCTAATTTATATGTAGTTGCTAAGTCAGTTCGTAACTTTAATTCAAACTGTTGTTCAGCAAGAAGCACCTGTCTTGCTTTAATTTGATTTAATATAGCATCAGATTTTCCTTCAGCTATATATTTAGCTTCTAGAATATCTAATTTTTTAATTTCATTATCTAACGATGTTGATTTAAGGTCTAAATCTCGTTGTTTATAATACGTATCAATTTGTTTATCAGTCATATTCAACTTGTCTTTTAAATCTCTTCTGTCAAGTTGAGAAGCATTTAAGGCAAGTGCACGTTGTTTGTCATTTAGTTTAGATAGGTTTGTAACAAGTTGAGAATCTTTAGCACCCTTACCTATTGCTTCAAGAACTGTTTGTCCTCCCGGTTGTGCAAGAATACTAAATCCAAAGTTAGCTAACTGCATCCACTTATCACTATCAATACTCTTTCTTTGTTTTTCTAATTCTTCTTTTTCTTTAGCAGTCATATCTGATAATTGTTGTGTTAGCTTATCTCTTTCATCTGTCAAAGAAGTTAGTCTATCAGATGGTTCACCTGTTTCAGTTTTAGCTGCAGATAATTGATTAGTCAACTCTCCTTTAGTTGGATCAGTTGATCTAAATGCATCAACAATCATATCAAATCCTTTTGGATTACGTGCTGCTACTTCTGCTTGTATGTCAGTATCTCCTGAAGCAGGGAAGAAAGACATTGGAAACATTCCTGACTGATCATCAGGTGTATCCATATCCATAGACACATCTTGTGGTTGTCCAGTTGCATCAGCTTGCAGATTTAAAGGAACAATGGGAGATTTTGGCGCACGTTTTTCAGCTTCAATTTCTGCAGCACTTCGTTTTGGCCTTTTATCTAAAGCTACTGTTACAGAAGGTGCACGCTTTTCAGCTAATCTTTGTTCTGCTTCTAGTATTTTTCTTCTTTGTTCTAAAGCATTATTAATAGAAGAAACATCTCCTGCAGTTCTTCTTAACTTACTTGTTCTATCTTGCATAGCTTGCATGGCTAACTGTCTATCTGAAGGAAGGCTAGGTTCTTCAGCAGTAGCAGGAAAAGTTTCTCTCATTGCAGAAATTGCTTGTCTTCGTCTTTCAGGCAGTGTTCTACTCCCTATAGAAGCATCCCGCCTTTGTAATGCTTGTTTAAATATTTCTTCGTTTGTCATGCGAGGAGATACACCTTCATCTCCACCCATACGATCTGGTAAAACTGGTGGTGTAGGAATAGAGAACCTTCTTTCAGACCTTGCTTTAGCTTTTTCAAAATCTGTCATACGTTTCATTTGTGCTTCTTCACTAGCAGCAGGAAAAGTATCAGGTGCTTTCTTAATATCCCTACGACGCTGACGTTCTTTTTCTATTAGTGTTGGAGAAAAATTAGGATCAGATGCAGCTTTTGTTAGTTCTATATCTGACATATTCATTAGTAATTCAATCTGTGGTCTACCACCATTAGAAAGAGAAACAAGACCACCTTCTTTAAAACCACCAAATGCTTTACCAATACCTACAGCAGTTGCACCTAAACCTGCTGCCTGTTGTAAGAATGAAGGAGCAGGTTTAGTAACTTGAGAGCGTTGTATAGTAGATGCAGGAATAGGTGCAGCATAACCACGAATGATTGACTGATAATCCTGCAATGTACGCTCTGGGAATGTACGAGCAATCTCGTATTCCTGTTGTGCAATATCCAATGCCTGTTGCTGTTGCTGCTGTCTCTGTGCACCAATAGCTTCAAGTGCAGACAACTCTCTGAAAGCCTGTCCCGGTGCTACCTGCCCTAGTGTAGCAAACTGTGCACCTGCAAGACGTTCACGTTCACGCTGCTGTTGTAAGCGTGCTTGTGCATCTTCATATGCTGCAGCTAAACCACGTGCCTGAATATCACCTAGTTGCTGTTGTAGATTACGTGCCTGTTCTGCTTCAAGAATTGCCTGACGAGAACCACCAAATCCACCAGCACCTACAGCCTGTGCACCTAGTCGTTGTCTTTCAATATCACCTGCTCTACGTGCTTCACGCTGTTGTATATCTACTACATTCTGTAGATAAGGATTCATAAACTGTGATACTTGCGGTCCAGTAGGTGCAAATGCACTAGCTGCTGTAAGTCTAGCAGCAGGATCAAAGTACTGCTGTCCCTGACCTACAAGACCTTTAATTTGTTCAAATGCCTGTGTCTGTTCAGGAGAAAACTGTGCAATACGTGGACCAGAGAATGGAACATAACCTTCTTCTTCTCTACGTTCTTGAATAGCTTGTGCTTTTTCTAGAACATCAGTAACGAATGGTTTTAGTTCTTCAGGAATAGTAGCTTGTTGAGTAACAGTCTGTGTAGCAGGAGGAGGTGGAGGAGGAGAACCGCCACCACCACCAAACTGAATTAGATTGGTGTGTGGGTTGATTGTTCCTGATCCACCCATAGCACGCAGAACTGCCATCTCTTCTACATTGACATGTGCAAGTTCAGTATCTCCATCAATACCTTTACCTGACAAGTCTTCATAGAGACAGTTGTACAGTTCAATCTTTTCTGCTACCGAAAGATCATTGATCAACTTGTTTGCTTCCATCACTCAATTTCCTTTACAATCGTAGTATAATACTTTTTAAAGTTAAACTTCTTAGTGTATTTTAGCCAGCCATCCCTGACATAACACTCAAGTCTTACTGCTCCTTGCTCTTTACCCCACTGCATTAGTGGAGAATTATCGTCCATTGTGTACTCGTACCACTTGCTTATTGTATGTGGCTTAGTTCCTACCAGTGGTAGAGACAATGCTTTATATTTTGGATACTGTATCAACTGTGTGATACATGCTCCTAGTATTCCTTCTTCTTCACTTGCCAAAACCCATAGCTGCATTTGATTGTGGAGAAGAGAAAGGTAAACATCATCTATGTCTCTTTCATTCATGCTCCTATCTACAGGTTTTTTAATAAAATGTTTTACATAAGGCCAAGTAACTTCTACACAGTTTTGTTCAATTCTTATTAGTTTCATTCTTTACTATTGTTATTATTAATCACCATCATCACCACCGTGTGCTTGTGCTGCATGAAATCTTCTTTGCCTCTCTGCAAATAGTCTATCTTCTTCTGCCCGTCTTTCTGCTGCAGTAGGTGCATTAGCTGCTGCCGCTGCTTCTGCCGCATCTTGATCTGCAAATCTTTTCTCCATTAGTTCTATTCTATCTAATGTATCACGTGCAGTTAATGCAGGATCGAAAGTAGTTCTTGACAACTCCGTAACATCTGTTACATCTCTAGTTCCTGTTGTATTAGCAGAACTACCGTATGGTTCTAAAGGTATACTTGTTAAACCTGTAGAAGGAGAAACAGTTCTACCACCACCCTTATTACCTTGTTGTATAATAGGTGGTGCAGGTTGTGAAAATAGTGGTGAAAACAAACCTGCTGTTGATTGAAACTGTGGTACAGGTGGTAACGGTTGTGCTACTACTGGATCACTAGCAAATGTAGGAGAGGGTAAAGTAGCAGAGCCACCACCTTTATTAGATACACTTGGAAGACCTGTTGGACCTGTTGGTGACACTGGTAATGTAGACACACCAGCACCACGATTTACCAACTGTGGAGTTGCTGGTGTTGTAGCTGGTACTGTAGCTGGTGTTGTTGCTGCTGGTGTTGTAGGTGCTACAGGTACGCCTATTGATCCGCCCATTATACTAATCCTCTTAAACCTTGTTGTGCATTAAGTTCTCTTTGTTGCTTTTGTGTTCCAAAAGATTCTTGACGTACACCCTTAATAAAATTATCTAACTGTTCTGATCCTGCATTAGAAGAACCATTACCAAGCATTGCTACCACATCTGCAGGTATAACATATTCGTCACGACTTAGCAAGGCTTTGTCAGGATTATTACCTTCTACTTCAAAGAGTATTTGATCTGACATACCATCACCATTACCAACTACCTGACCTTCAAAGTAACCACCTATGTCACCACCTTCTGCTTTTTTGGGAAGATTATCATACAACTTTTGCATCATTTCCATATATTCTTTTCCAACAACAGAAGGAAATGCTTTATTAAATGGAACATCCTCAAACTTTGGTTTAGCTTTTGCTTCTTCTTCTTTTGGTTCTATTTTTAGTTCTTCTATATTTTTATATTTAGCTTCAGGATTTCCTGCCATATTAAAAACATGATCACCAAAGCCTTGAGTATTTATTTCTTGACTTTTATCATACACTGCATCATGTCGTCTAAATCCTGTTGAATTTAATAATTTAAATATTTGATCTTTATCATATCCTCTTTCTTGTAATAAATTAGACAAACCACCTATATCTTTAGATAAAGATATTGCTTCCATAGCAGCAGCTTCTTCACTATCAGTTAACTCTCTAGCTGCAGAAAAATCACTAATAGGAGAGTATTGTTTATCTCCCAACAAAATACCTCTAATAGTTTTATCTTCTGCACCAAAAAGAGAAGGTTTAATTTTATCATTTTGATTTAATGTTTTAAATCTATTATCTATACTTCTAGCTACTAAAGCCATACCTAATAAACCTTGATTGCCAGCTTCTCTTACAATCATACGTTTATATAATTCTTCTTGAGGAAGATCACGAATAACATTCATAGGTTTTTCTTTTGGCCTTGGCGCAAGTTGACCACCCTCTTCTAACCCTACCAACCCACCTGTGTTAAACCCAAAGCTAGTACCAGAAACAAAGGAAGAAGTATCGGCGGACTGCCCCGGTGGAGTTGCATATGATTCTGGTCCTTGTGCTACTTGTTGTCCAATAACTTGACCTACATTTTGCATCTGTTGAAACAGTTGCTGATTACCTGTAGGCTGTTCAATAAACTGTTGTCCACGAGACATTGCCTGATCACGTTGTAGTAGTTCATCCTGCCGTGCACGTTCAGATATCTGTTGTTCCTGCTGTTGCAACACTGGTGGTGGTGCTGATGGTTGTTGTACTGCTGGTGATAGTTGTGACTGCAATACTCCCTGTTCAGGTGTACCACCCTCTACTAAACCAACAAGTCCACCCTGTGCAATGTAACGATACTGTTTTGATAGTGGTTGATAACCACCCTCTAGCGCCATACGAAGATATTCTTCTGATGAACGAGCAGGTGACTGTACACCACCAGCAAGTGTACGTTCACGTGGTACATAGGATGGACCAAGTTCTAATGGTTCAGGTTCTTCATATTCCATAGGTGGTGGTGGTTGCATTAGTGTAGTAAGACCTGCACCAACATATGTTTTAGGATCAGTAAGAACTTGACTTGCTCTTTCTGCTATAGTAATATCAGATGGTATAAATCCTTTATCTAAAGCCTCTGCTCTTGTAAATGTTTGACCTTTTGCAATATCTTCTGCTCCAAGTAATTTACTAAATGATCCTCGTTCTACTGCTTTTGGTGCTATAAATGTATCTTGCAAACCAGTTGTAGCATTAACAGAAGGTCCAAACTTAGCAGCAGGTAAAGCTACTTCCGGTAACGGTGGAGCGGCAGGAGCATATACACTTGCTAATGTCTCACCGGGAATACTTGATGATGGTGTTCCAGCTAATGTTTTTGCAAATGCATCAGCATCTGAAAGTAAAGATACTTCATCAACAGGAAGAAGAGATGTTCCCATACCTTCTGATATAGCTAACTGTGAAAAATCACGTGTACTTCCTACTAAAGGACTAATCCCTAATCCAGAAGCAGTTGATTCTAGTGGAACAGTAGTAAGAGGTGTTCCAATATTTGTCACACCTTCTGCAGCTAATTCTGCTGCAGATGATGCAGTTTGACCAGCAATATCTGTTCCCGATGCAGCAGTAGCTTCTAATCCTGGTGTAAGTCCCTGCATAAATCCTGCTGTAGCACCTGATATTAAACCACCTAGTGCAGCTTGTCCCGGCTTTTGTCCTGCTGCTAATCCACCTGCAAATGATCCAAGTCCTGCACCTAGACCTACTCCAAGTGCACCGGAAAATAATGGACCACCTATACCGGGAAGAAGAATACTACCAGCTATAGCACCTGCTGCAGGAAGAAGTGATTTAAAACTAAATGCTTCTGGTAGTCCTGTATCAGGATTGATTGTTAGTGTACCAAGAGATGCAAGTCCTTGTAATTCATCAGGACGTACATGCAACAACATACTGTCACCATAACGTCCACGACTTGCAAGTTCATCTGCCACAGGTGCTAGTGGTGCTTCATCAATACTGCCACCTTCTGCTACCGCAGCAACACCACGTGCTTGTGGAATACCTGAGTAAGGATTAAATTCCAGCCCACCCATTCTGTCCATAGCGGCTATATCTTTAGTAGGCATATAAGCTAATTGCATAGCAGGATTGTTGTCTCGCATATTTAGTAAACGAGTAAGACCTGCTGCTGGTGCGTCTGGATTAATATAGTTCATCTTATAGTACCTGTTTTGGATTCATATAGTTTGATTGTATTTGCGTCATATCAGCATGTAAAGTATTAGGATTATTATACAATGGTGCTTGAGAATACGCCATAGGTGAACCTGTAGTATATTCAGGTGGCTGTACTAGACCTTTATTTATATTCATAATATAATTACTGTCTTGTAAAAATTGTGCTGTTTTAAATATATTATTCATTAATGAAAGTCCACCCATCCTGTTCCACTTACATAACCTCTATACTTACCTGCACTTGCAGCAAATACTACATCTCCATTAGCAGGTCTTCCTATAGAAGCTACTGTAACTACTGTTAAAACTTTAGATGCAGGTGTGCTATCAACCAGTACATCTCTTGCTTCGAGAAGAAACTTTAATTCTCCAGCATATGAAAGTAAAAGATTGTATAGTTTTTCTACATCATTCTTATCTAAGTGTGCATACTGTGGTAGTTCAGGATAAAGAAAAGCCATTATCGTTTACCATCTGGTTGTAGTCCTAGTCTGACACTACCCCACTTCCATGAAGTACCTGAGTCAGCAGTAGATACTCTAATGTTTGCCTGTCTTCCACGTGCACGAAAGTCAATCTTTTGTGTAGCGTTATTAATAGTGTATGGTCCTTTTTCAATTGTAGTGCCAGCAGGATACATTTTAGTATTAATTGAAAACTTAATTGAACCTTGATTTATTGTATAGTCAGGAACAATTTTATTCATAAACATAATCTGATCGCCATCCTGAATATCAAAGTCTGCAGACTCAAGAAAAGAAGACAACGCTTGACCATCGCCAGTAAAGACAGATGTAGGTTCATTGTCCCAGATATATGTATCGGCAGTAGCAGAAACTCTTCCTGTCGCAACTGTATTTAGGAATACATCACTGTTATTAAATGTTGTGTAGAAAGACGTACCATAGTACCATGTGTCTTCCATAAAGTTATAGATAACATAGGCATTAGGTTCAGAAGAATCTTCTTTAGGATACAACCAAATAACTTCGTGAAACTCTGCGTTAACTCCTGCGAAGACTTTATCTTTATTAGTCATATTAAAGTCATCATATAGATAACGTCTTACTGTACAATCTAGTTTTCGTACTCTACCATCAAAGACAAAGAAGTTATTGTCACTCATCCAGAAACTTGCACCGTCCACATTAATTGCTGCATGTGGACCAATCAATCCACAGTTAGAACCTAGTTGTGTAAGGTTAAATATAAATGGTGGACCAACAAACTGCAAAGCATACATTGCTTTATCTGTCCATACGTGAATAGCATTACGTGAACGAATACCACCTTGAATTTGTGTACCGTCAATTAGCTGTAACTCTCCTGCTGTAGAAGAAACTGAAGGTATCCAATTAGAATAATCTTCCTGATCAGACCAGCGAATAAGTAGAGGATTAAATGTAGATGTACCATATTCTTCTGTACCAAATGCAAGTACATGACGATCATTAGGTGAAACAACAATACTATTTATTTGAGAAGGAGCAGTACCTACAATTGAAGTTCTTACTGGAGTAGTACTTGCATCTGCATCCCAATGAAATAATTGACTGCCACGACGAACAGCAAGAAGGTCTTCACCAAAGTTATCCAAAGACCACTGTGTTGCAAGAAAAGTAATATTAGATGCTGAAGCAGGATCGCTCCATGCTCGTTCTCCTGTTGTAGAAGCACCAGCATTATATACTCCTGCACCATAACCTAAACCCTGAATTGGATTTAACTGTCCTGTAGCAAGAAGAAAACCTGCTACACCATGACCCTGATTTGTCTCTGTACTGGTAGCTACACTTGCTACACTAATATAAAAATGATTTAGTCCTGATACACTTACTGCTTCAAATACTGGACCACCAAATGCAGAGGTAGAAAAGTCTGTACCATTTGTACCAAACCCATTAATTGAAGTATTTGAAAACTCAATAAAGTCTCCAATACTAACACCACTATTATTAAGACTTACCTCAATAAGTGGTGAACCTACACTAGTAGAAAAGCTGCCTTGTGTTCCAATATCACCAATACTAACTGTGCTTACAATTGGTGTAATGTCATAAGGCCAATCACCATCAAGAAGATATAGTTTCTTTTCTGTACCTACAGATAAAAGTTTAACTGTATTATTATTAATCCAAGTTTTTAAGTCTCTACCTACACCAAGAATATCATTGGTAGTATGCTTTTGATAACCTCTTATATTTTCAGGTTTACCTTCTCTAAATCTTACACGATCACAATCAAACCATGAGCCTTCCTCAGAATACTGAGTTGACTCACGACGAATACCGGGTCTAAAATTAAATTTAGAAAGAGTTGATGCAGTAGAAGACATTTATATTTTATCCAAAAGATGAAACAAAAACTGTATCTATAGCTGAAACACCTCTTACATTGTATACTAGTAAATCTACTGAACTTGCAGATGTAGACATAACAGGCGTGTTACTATTTGGAAAATTATAAGCATCGCCAAACGCTAATGTCCTACTTCCTGTACCATCTTGAATAACATATATCTGCCCTGTCTGTCCTACAACAGCGTTACTAGGATTTTCTAATGTACGATTACCACCTAAACTAACAATAAAGTTTGTACCTGTATTTAAATTCAATGCGATAGATGCTGCATCAGTAAGAGTTACTGGTGTACCTGCAACCTGTTTTGTAAAGGTTGCTTTACCTACATTTTGAACTGAAGTTGTAACAGAGTTAAATGCTGCAGCACTAGCAAATATTTCAGTGGCAGAAACACTAGTAGCAAAACCTACTGCACTTGCAAATGTATTCGTATCAGTAAATGTATTAGATGCAGATAAAAGAGCAAGACCTTCAGTACTTTCTGTTAAAGTAAATACTGAAACACTATCACAAACTAACTGACGAATATCACCGGATGTAATTGCAGTGCCACTACCAGAAGCAGTTTTAACTGTTATAGTAGCAGAATTTTCCCTAGTAGTTTTATCATTTACAATAAAACCTTTTGATTGTTCAGGCACAAGTACATTAAGACTAGAAGATACAGTTCCTGATAATTCAAGAAAAGCTGATCTAGCCTGATCTGATGTACCATCAGCAGTTGTCAATGTTACATCTATAGAAGACACTGTAATAGTAGTATATGCAGCAATAGCATCATCAACCAAATCAATTACATTTTGATTTAGAATTGCACCCCAACTATTAGGGTTTTCTCCATCACCCTGCTTCTCTAGTCTAATGCGAGTAGTGTATGTACTTGCCATTCTTAAATTCCTTTATCTGGTATTCCAGCAGCTACTATATAACCTGCTAATAGTTTATTTTTAGGTGATACTATTTTCATTATTGAAGTTTTTTGACCTTTATAATCTATGTATTCTCCAATTACATCATCGACAATAAACATTGCTGGTGGTCTAAGAGCAATACAATCTCTGGTAATTCTTTTTTGCACTATTAAACTTTTAAATTTTTCTATGCCTTTAGAATCAGCTAAAGCAATATCCATTATATCTTCTTCTTCCCTACAGATAAAAAATGCTGCTATCTTATCACCCTTCTTCCAAGTTTCTTGTGCTGTGATACAACTGGGCAGTATTGTAAAACAAGCAGCAAGAGTTATGGCAGCTAATAGTTTCATTTATTATACTGCACTTTCTCTAGGATTAACAGGCCAGTCATTAAACTCAGAAGCAACTTTACCTGCATCTCGCATCTCTTCTGTAAATACTGTCATAGCCTCAAGACCTGCAACATCAGTCTTACTGTCAATAGCAGTTTCAAGCGCATCAGCTTTTGCTCTTAGGTCTGTACGCCACTGTGCAAGGTCTGCTGGCTTTGCAGTACCATTGTCCTGTTCCCTGATAATAATCCAATCAGTTTGTGCTAGATAGCCACTAAGAGTTTTAGATACACTATTTTTCATAGCTGCCTTGATATCATCTACATTATTAGCAGACTGTGTTCTACGAACAACAACTCTATCTTCTTCTACAGCAGGAGCAGCTTCACTGGTACTATAAAACATATTTGATATGTAACTACCTTCATATTCATAAGGCACAATGCCCAGTGCTTTACGTTCTTCGTCTGTCCAAGAAGAACCAAAGATAGACTTAGGATATTGCACATCATTAATAGTCATGGCTTTTGGTTGGTGAATAATGTCTACCAACTGATTGCCCATAATTCTTGCCCACATAGTTTAGTTTCCTTTCTTAATTATCTACTATATATAGGAGGCAGTGTACCATTACCACCTATATCTGCCATTGCCAGATAGATAAATGTTTCAGATACATTCGGATCACTGGCAATACGCATCTTAAATCCGTCTGAAAGCAAATCTAAAAAGTTCGTTGATGTGTCTTCAACTGCTGTATCATTTGCTTCAAGTTCGTTGTTTCTCACATTAAAGCCATTACGACTTTTATCAAAAATTTGCCAATCGGATGTTGAGTCTACAGATTTAAACAAAACAAAAGCTGGTTTAAAACCTAGGCTAACGTAAGTGCCGTCTGTGCTGCCATTTCCTTCGTAACTTCCGACTTTGCACACACCAGGAACTGACCTAAAACAGTACGCAATCATCTCATCATTGGCTGAACCACTAGCTTCATTATTGCTGCTTACAGAAAACACTGTTGAAGTTGGCGAAGTATCCTGCCACATATTAAAAGTTGTTGCTGCAGCTGTGGTTGATAAATACATATATTTTGTATTACCAACAACTTCAGCATAAACAGGCCAGTTTGTACCAGCATCTGTACGATTCTTAACAATAATAAGTTCTGGTGCTGCCGTTAAGCCATGTCCCAAAGTTTTTGCAGCAGCAGGATCAGACATCGTCCAACTAACAACGCTAAAGTGGTCTGCATCAGCCGCAATAACAGACGTATCTAAACTACCATTACTGTTAGTTGAACCAGTTGTAGCACTGTCACCAAGCAACCACTGCCAGAGAACATAACTTTCATTGGCAGTGTTTACCTGTACGTCATTACCAACCTGTACACCTCTTTGTAAAAATCTCTGTACGGTATTAAATTCAGTAGCTTCAGCAGCAGTTTCATTAGAGTGTATAACTTCTCCAACACCTCTTACTCTGTCTACTAAGATATGAGAGTCAGTAGCATCTCTATTCTTAATCCATGCCCAAGCTGTAATCTTGGATGCAGTGTCGTCTAGGTTGTCTTGGTTAAGTTCAGAAAAACCTGTTGGTGCTGCACCTTCCCATCCAGAAGAAATAAAATGGTGCGTTGCAACAGTAGAAGAACCACCAGAAACAACGCCAAAATATAATCTTTCATTAGGTAGATCAAATGGAGCAGCACCTGTTCCTGCCGCAGGATCACCTGAACTAAAAAATGTAGTTGACCCGCTACTTGCTAATCCAAAATAAATAAGATTGTTGTCTACATCCCATGCAATGGCTAACCTATCACCATTAGACATTGCACCAGTATTGTATCCATTTACAATTGTACTGCCGTTATAAACTGCACCGTTGGCATTATTTGGAAGATATACAAATGAACTAGTCTGCGCCCAAGCTGATGTGCCTGTATAAGATAATCCTGCTGCTGTAAATAAACCGGGGTAGTATGCCCCTACTGTATCTAACTCAACTTCAAAGTACCACTTGCCACTGGTAGGTTGCATAGTAATTGGAAAACCACCATTGTCAGCATTAGTATATTTTAGATTACCTTCCGTTAATGTAGAAGTTGCACTTCCAATATTTTTAAGGCTAAAAATAGGATAGTTTTGAGATGGACAGTCTGTAAACTGATCTGTGGTTGCCCATGAACCATTAGAAGTAAAGTTGTTACCTTCTCCAGATGTATCTGTGCCAGCACCATTCCCAGTTCCCGGTGCAACTTTAAACTCAAGGTAATATCCTGTATTGCCAAAATCATAGCTACCAATATCTTTTGGTATCCAACGATTTGTACTTGTGTCTAATTGACCAAAGTCAGAAGCATTTAGTTTAGCACCACTATCTGCACCATCTAGAAAAGCAACTTCAGATACATAGCCATCATAATGTTGAGAAAAACCACCACCTACGTCATGCACTGCACTCGCACTATCAAGAAAGTTTAGAGCCGATGATCCATCAAGCGTACAGGTGTTAGTACCAAAACCTGTTGAATCATTAGGAATCTGCACACCATCATAAAATACTTTTACTCTGTCTGCTTGAGTGCTTTCTCCTTGATTTATAATAACAACTATATTGTGCCAAGCAGAATTATCTTTAAATGCTCTGGTTGTAATTCTCTGAAGAATAGTAGCACCACCGTTATTAATTGTAAAATCAAGCTGATCACTTGTGTTGTAATAAATACTAAAATAATTACTACCATCTACTGAAACAGTTAAAGGACGAGCATTTATTCCTAAGTTTCCTCTCTTTGTCCACAGACTAAAAGCAGCTACTGTAGCAGAGCTTCTAGTTGCAGAAGAGTTTAATGTTAAATCTCTGCTATCTCCATCATCAAGCATTACAGAGTTTGTTACAGTATACGCATCAGTAAACGGAACAAAGTCACCTACCCTTTGACCAGTGCCATTACCTTCATAGATAGTAGAATCAAAGTAGTCTATCCCTTGATAGTCTGGCGTTGGTAGATTTTTAGATGTTAATGGCTTAAACGTCTGACCATTTGCATGAAGCGAAACACCATCCATACCAAAATCAAAAGTTGAGTTTGGTGATGTACCCCCAACTAGCGCAGTTGGACACAGATCAAAACCACTGTCTGGAATGGTAAATGCTTCATTTGTTCCACCATCTGGATCACCAGAATTAGGAATTACACCATTATCAGAAACCCACATTTTCCGAGTTTCAGCATTGTAATATATTTGATAAACATCATTTCCAGACGCAGCGTCTAAGTATGAACCAGACGGAGAACCACCCTGCACTAAAGTACCGTCATGACTATAAAAACCATACAAGTTTGTATAAGAATAATCAGCAGCTTTCATATCTGAAAAATTACGCACACCATAAATTAAATCAGCGTCTGTGGTATTGGTAATCTGCCACACCCATTTACCAGTTTTAGGAATAATAATGCCGGGGTTAATATCATCTCCATTTCCAGACGATCCAGATGCAGTTGTGTTACCATTGGAAAGAGGTGTTGAAAATGCAGCGCTTAGTGGATTAAGCAATGGATAAGACAAGCTAGGTGTATTGCTTGACTGATTAACACTGCTTATACTGTTAGGCGTTAGATCATTACCATTACCACTAGCATCTGTACCTAAGTTACCAACGGCTGAATCTAAAATAATTTCTCGAAAACCCCAACCAGAAGTACCAGAAGAATTAGAAATATTAATAAGTTTCCAATATCTATGTGAACCGGGATTATCAGATGTAAGGTCTAGTATACCGCTATTTGCAGTTGTTGTTATTGATACGTTACTAAAGGTTGTTCCTGTATCAGTGAAGTCTGAGCCATTATCAGAAAACTGCACTTTGTAGTTACCAGTTACTGAAGCTCTTCCAGTAATTTTAACAGCTTTAACATCTTTTGCAGAACCTAGATCAAAAGCTACATGATCGTTACTTACATTAGTCGCTGGATCAACATCACTTCGCCACTCAGTTGTAAAATCTCCATCTGTTAAATTAGATAATGATCCACTAACTGTACCAGCGTTAGACGTAGGTGTAACACCAGAAGATAAAGCTACACTTGCAGTAGAAAAGTCTAAACAAAAACTGTTACCACCAGCAGTAGATGCTAATGCAGCAATATCTGCATCAGCTTTTGGGATAATCTGTGAACCATTAGTTCCAAATGTAAATGTATCTATAAAATCTGTGATAGCTACATCACCGCCTTGTATTGATTGACCGTCTAGCATTACAGGTTGAGCAATGTAACCATTTAAAAAAGTATTTGTAAAAATACTACCAACAGATTGAGTAGCGGTGCTGCCAAAAGCTGTACCAAAACTACCTCTTCGATCATCTGACCAATCTGTTACTTCTTCTCCGTTTATATACAATTTTCCCTTATTAGTTCCAGATTCGTCTAACTTCCAACTACCTAAAACATGATACCAACCAATATCTCTAAATAGTTGTGCTGCTACTGCTCCCTGTCCTACATTGTACATATACATTTTATTTCCACTAAGCCACAAACCAGCATTAGTAGAACCACTTGTCCCAGTTCCAAGACCCATCAAACCTATATTGCCAGTGCTAGTGGTAGTCAGTTGAAACCAACATGCCATAACACATTCAGTTGAACTATGGCTTGTGGTTGATCTGTCTAAATCATCAGCAGAACCATCCAACCAAACTGAATTACCAATCAGAGTTGTGTCAAATCGTGCTGCTGCTCCACCTTGACCTGCTGCGCCTAAAAGAAGATTATTATTAAATACCATCTATGAATACGCCTTTGTTATCACTGCATGAACATCTGTAGATGTATGTACAATATAGTCTAACCTATCTACTGAATTGATAGAAGTAGAAATAACAGGAGCAGTGCCGTCAGGAAAATCCCAACTTGATCCATAAGCAAGTGTTCTTGTTCCTGTACCGTCTTGTACAATAAAGATACTTCCCACCTGACCTGCAACACAGTTTGTGGGATTTTCTAACGTCCTGTTACCTGCAAGTGTGATTGCAAAGTTCTGTCCTGTATTAAAGTCAATAGCAATACTTGCTGCATCTGTAAGACTTACAATGTCTGCTACAGCAGCAGTACCAATACGAAGGTCTTTTCCTAGAAGTGCATCCACTCCAATAGCAACTGCACTTACATAAAAATCTGTACCACTTACTGTACCAGTTAGTGTACCACCTGCAAGAGGTAAATGGTTTGCAATGCTTGTCGCTAAAGCAGAAGATACTGTAGCTAATTCTGCACTTGTAGCAAAATTACTACCATCTCCTAGTATACTATTAATAGAGGTAATAGCTGCACTATTAACAGAAGTTAATACAGATACAGCATTTACTACTGTATTAATACTAGTAATAGCTGTAGTTCTATTATTAATACTAGTAGCAAAAGTAGAAGATAAATCAGTAATTACTGTATTAATACTAGTTACTGCTGCAGTATTAACACTTGTTAGTGCTGAAACTGCTGCAACTACTGTATTAATACTAGTTACTGCTGCAGCATTAACACTTGTTAAAACTGATACTGCAGCAATATTTGTATTACTGTTTCCAATGCTCGTAGCTAAAGCTGCAGATACTGTAGCAAGTTCTGCACTTGTTGCAAAGTCTAGATTATCAACTACAGTATTAATGCTTGTAATAGCTGCAGCATTAACTGAAGTAAGTGCTGAGACATTTGCAACTACAGTATTAATACTGGTAATTGAATCAAGGTTTGTCTGTGTTAGTACTGATACTGCAGCAACATCATTTACTGTTGCAGCAGTAACACCAGAGATAAGAAGATCACCTGTTACTGCAAGAGCAGTACTAACTGAAACTGTACCAAAGTTTTGATCAGCAGAAACAAGAATTGTACCACTTACAGGTATTGAACTTGATACTGCACCATCAACCGTAATCTTAATGCCAGTACCTGCTTCAACTCTTTTTACTGTACCACCTTCAAGAGAAGGAACATTTGTAAGTCCTGAACCATCACCTACAAAAAAACCTGCACTTACAGTTCCATTAAAAACACCAGAGGATGCAGATACTCTAGCAACATTAATTGTTGTGTCAGCTAAACTTAAAGAAATAGTAGGATTGCCTTCAGTACCATCTGCATTACCTATTGTTATTCCTGTACCTGCAGTAAGTGTCCTACCGTATACATCTCCACCACTTACCGCAACAAGACCTGTTGCACCAGTAAGATCAGCTACATTATTTAATGTAGATGCATCAGCAGTAAGTGCAACACCATTTAATTGAAATGTACCATTAATATTAACTATACTATTAGTAAGCTGTAAAGCAGAACTATTGCCATTACCATCTTCTACTGTTTGAAGAGAAGAAGTTAAACCTGTATTATTATTACCTATTTGTAATAATTGCTTATAACTATTAGCTATTTGTTTACTTGTAAGTGTTGGCATTATACTAAATTCCAATCAGTATCATAATTTTCCCAATTATTGGTTGCATCTTCCCAAGCAACATTTCTATCATTATTTAGTGGTGGACGAGGATTACGAATACTTTCGTCATCACGTACATTAGCAGTCCTATTCTGTGGATGGTTCTTTAAATCGTATGCTCCCTCATAATCTGTAGGGCATACAAGCATACCATAACTATTCATTTTCATTACCCTATGAGGATATCGAAAACCACAAGTGTCACATATTGCTAATGCTCGCTTATTACTTGCCATAATTATACTTTATTCAAACGTGGTAGAAAATAGGCACTTGCTCTTTCTCTGTCCTCATGCATCGCTCTTGCAAGACGTTCTTCATATTCTAATTTAAGAAATTGAATACGTGAACTGTCCACACCGGGACGCTTCATTGACATAAAATATGATAGACCTGCTGTAAGGCAGGGCAGAAAACGTCTCGAAACATCAGCAATTTGTACAGCAGATTTATTAACATCTTCAGTATACTTTATTTGTTCTAGTTTAAGAGTATCTGTTGTATTTTCTGGTACAGGCCAGAGGTGAAGAGTAGGATTAGCACGATCACGGCGAATAGCATACTGTGTAGGTCTTCCCTTTTGACCTTTACGAGGTATCTTGAGATACTCTTCCATACTAATTCTTTCAAGTTGTAAATCAGTATTATCTCTATTTAATACTGCCTCTGTAATATCTATTGTACTGGAAGTAAGAGCATAAGCTGTAACACTAGTAGAAACTGAAACTACTGTCGTACCAGCAGTCCATAAAAGAATGCCTCGATTTTGCCAATCTTGTAAAAGAAGATTAATTGAACGACGAGCAGACTTAGGTTCATGTCCTAGTGTCTGTTCACCACCAATCATTTCCATTGCTTCTTGAATAACTTCATCAATATCCATTGAGAAGTTATATGTGCCACTGGTACTCATTAGAGTTATCCTTAGTCGTTATACTCTACAATTTTACCCGGTTCATAATCCACAACAACATCTTGTTCTTTGGCTTTAATTTGTGGACCTTTACGAGCAGCACCGTAACCCTGTCCAGTAGGACGACCTGTCATCTTAACAAGGTCTTCTTCTGTACGTGGATTTTTAATCCAGTTATACGTATACTCTTTTATTGCCATTTTTAACTCTCCTGTTCACCTTACGTTTAGTTTTTCTTTTCTTACTAGGTACTTTAGTAATCTGTTTTGGTATGCTTGATCTACCTATAGCCATCTAACACTTCCACCTTCTTCGTGCTTGCCGTAGTCTTGAGTTAGGATTTTTAGCAGCTTTAGGAAACTTTTTCATTTGTCCTGCACTACGTGCACAATAGCTCTTACGTCTCTTTGCACGCTTTCCTGTAGGTTTAGATTCAGTTACAGCAGTTTTAAGTTTACTACCGGGATTTTCTCTACGATATTTTGCCACACCTTTAGCTGTCATACCAGCACCTTGTTTGGTAGGACGCTTATGACCACCACCAATTGTATGACCCTTCATACCTTTACCAGTAGACTTACGTTTCTTTTTTACAGCCATTATTTTTTCCTGCGTGTTTTAGTGCTAGTTTTAAAAGTACGAACCATTGTAGGCTTACCACCTACACCTTGCTTAACTGCTCGCTTACGCTTTACTGCAGACGCTTTCTGTCCTGCTGTCATACTCTTTGCTTTTGCAAGTGGCACACATTTAGGATACTTACGCTTTGTACTCTTAGTTGACTTTCTGCCACAAGGTTGGTACTTACCCTTCTTCTTTGGTGCACCAATGTCAACCCACTTCTCGTCTACCCATTTACGTAAACCACCACCTGTTTTTGCACGCACAACTTTTCTTTTTTTAGTGGTAGATTTTTTAGCAGTTTTCTTTTTACCTCCCGGCTTTACTTTACCACTACAAACAGCAGAAGCATACATATTCGCATAAGCTGAAGGATATACATCAAACTTACGCTTTGCTGCAGCTTTACCCTTTGGACATAGTTTAGCCACGTTTTCTTTTTCCCTTGCTCTTTTTTGCCTGACTTAGTGCAATAGCTACCGCTTGCTTTTGAGGATACTTTTCCTTTTTCAGCTTACGAATGTTTGCACTAACCGTCTTTTGGCTTGAACCTTTTTTAAGAGGCATTACATATACAGTCTATTCTGACAACCACCTTTGCCTTTTTTACTTTTACTCTTTGATGACTTGGATGTTTTACCCATAGCCATTTCCTGCTGCTGAGTGATAGAACCGCCCTCTTTATACTTCTTGACTTTACCACCACCCATCATTTTCTTTTTATCATTCATTGTATCTTTCCTTTCTTTAACTTTTTTTGCTACTTTTTTAGCAAACCTAGCACCACGTTGACCTTCCTTTGAACGAGTAAGATTAATAGCATCAGCAGATAAATTTAATAATGCTGCTCTAGGAGACATATTACCAAACGGACTATGTTTTTTCATATCTTCAGTAGCAAGTGCTGATGGTAGACGTTGTTCAAACCCCTTTTTTAAAGCCTTACTAGAGTAATAGGGTTTTTTAGAAGATACTTTTATTTTTTTACTTTTATTAGAAACACTTTTCTTTTTGTCCATAATTAAAATCCTCTCAATGCTGCACCTGCGCCACGACCAGAAAATCCTTTACGTCTTTTAGATACTGATCCACCTGTAGATTTTTTAGATACAGCACCCATATCTACAATAACATTTGCATCTTTTTTATTGCTAGGTACTTGAACATTACGCCCACTTAATCCTCTACGAGTTGTGCTATATTCTTTAGTATCCTTAGTTTTAGGTTTAGGAGCAGGTTTTGATTTAGGTCTAGGAGCAAGTTTTGGTTTGTCTTTAGCAGTAGCTGACATAGGTACAGCACCCATACCTGATCCACCTACTGTTCTTTCTGCTCTGCCTAAAGCTTTTCCTGTTCGTTCCATCTTTTTAGAATACCCTACTCTTTTACCTGTACCCTTTTCAGATGCTCTTGAAGTAGTAGGATTTTTCTTTCTACGACTCATGCCTTTAGGAACAAAACTTTCTGTTTTATTATCTTTTAATTTTTTACTAGGTAATTGACCAGATTTTTCTTTATCTGCAATTTCTCTAACTCTTTTAAGTTGATCTTTAATAGATTGTTTTGATGGTCCTGTTTTTGTTCCTGTTAAAGGTTGTAGTGCTTTTTCTAACATAGTTTTGCTTAAATTTTTTGCTAACATTGCAATAGGTTTACCATATGCACCACCTACGACTGATGCAGCTAAACTAGCCATACCAGTTTTTTGACGTTCAGTAGGTACATTTGCTTGACCTTTAACTTTTACTTTTTTACCGTCAGATATTTGACTATAAGGTTTAGCAGGTTTTCCTAAAGCATGAGTAGATTGTCTTGCCATAATATTCTCCTAATTAGTATTTGGCACTAAGTTATCATCTGCACCTGCAGGACTTGCAGGAGTTTGCATATCATCTCGTCTTGTTCTGCGTGCCTGATTACGCTGCAGTTCAAGAACTTGTGCATACCGTTGTTCATAAAGCTGTGCACCGGGAAAGTCTTTTTGAAATAACATTGCTTCTACCATTGAGGCATTGAACAATAAGTCATAACAGTAATTAGAAAAATAATTTGTGTCTGTTGCAGAAGTAAGAGTAGTAGGTCTGCTAATATGTACTACCTGTCCATCATAAGTAGATGCAGGTGTAGGAGCAATTAAAACTGTACTGTTGTTACGTGGTGCATAGTAACGTGGTTCTGCTGTAGAAGCAGATACAGGCCAGTAGTCATTGATATATTCATCAGTTCTTTGAAGAAGATTAATTTTTGTAGAATCACTTACAATATTAATATTCTTTACAATACGTGTTCCTGTTGGTAATGTAATAATATTATTACCTGAACTTACAGCCACAGAAGTGTACGTTACCAAACCATAGTCATCTAGGTCTTTAGTAAGTCTTTCTTCTGCACGATTGACCATGTTTGGCACATAGTCTAAAAACTCTGTACCATCATTTTCACATGCATTGATAAGATCATTAACAAGATACGTATAGTTAGCCATAGAACAGTGTCACTGTAGAAGCTGATGTAGGAGCAGAAACTTTTACTACACCATTCATACGAATACCAAATTCAGGAATATACACTTCATTTACATCATTGTTTGTTGTATTTACAAACTTAATATTGTTGCCCTTGAGTGTTCCGTATTCATCTGTAGATGTACCTGTAATTAAAAAAGTACCTACACCTGAAGCATTAAGAGAACGAACACGTGTATCAGCAACTGTAACACTTGAAGCAACATCCACAACTGCACCACTGCCTGTTACAAAACCCTGTCGAATGTTGGTTGGCATTTTACTTTCCTTTTAGTCATATATAAAAACTAGGTTTATTATACTTCATAAAACCTAAATACAAAAGAAAGAAGGGCAGGGAAAAAATAGTTTTATTCTTTCCCTACCCTTTACTTTCTTTAGTTTATTACGGAACTATTAGGAAGAACCTGAAGCACCGTAGAAACCACGCCAATCGGACCAACCAAAGCTATAACGCTCACGTGCCTTGAACCGAAGATTACCTGTATCGAAATCAGGTTCCATCTTGGTTTGTAGTGGTGCGCGAACAAACATCTTTGTACCGTTTGGTGCGTCTGTCTTTAAGAACCAAGCATTCGTATCAGTGAAACGATGGTTTACAAAGAAACCACCGGGAACTAGACCCTGATTACGAATAGCATTGATATCATTGACATTAGTAACACCAGTTGTGCTGTTAGTAGCAGTAGTGGTGCTTAATGTGCTATTTAGAATCTGATCTGCAGTGAATGCAAGATCAGGTGGAATGTGAAGAGAGTCTGCACGAATACCGATTAGAATACCACGATCATCCTTTGCTTTGGAAATAGTGATAAGAGCAGATTCGAGAGATGCTTCTGAAAGGTCGGTAGCATCAAGATCATTATCCTGAGTACCACCATCAATGACTGGATGGCTATCACTAAATAGTGGTTGACCATCACCACCAAGATAAGAACTACTAAAGCCGTTATTGAAAACGTCTGCAGCTTTTACCTGCTTGGTGTTTGCCATTGCACGAGCAAGACCACGTGCACGTAGTTTGGCAAATGTGTCATAGAGGTTATCTTCCATAGCCTCTTCTGTAACTGAGAAGGCAAGACTGATCGTTTCATGTGTGTAACGAGCAGTGTAGCTTTCTTGTGCATCATCATACTGGACTGCAGCACCTTCACCCTTAACAGGTGCAGTACCAAATCCAGTGAATAGAACTTCTTCCTCGAATGCACGATCAGAATTTTCTACCTCAAACAATGGTGCATGTTCATTATCAACATCACCATACTCAAGACCGAAAACGGCATTCAAGCCGGGAAGAAGTTCTTTAGCAATACTAGCGCGATTAATAGCCATTATTAATTACTCCTTTCCCTCGCTTAGTTTACTGAAGCGTCAGCAGAGATGTAAGCATCTACATGCTTAACAATACGAACTTCCAGTTTGGGGAAAGCGCGTTCTGCAGCAACATCAATGTCATTACCCGGTTCATCAAGAACTGCAATAGCACGAAGCATTGCATTTCCAGTTGTACGAGTGCCAGCCTCAAGACCAAAACCGGACTTGCCAGTAAAGGTAGAACCTGCACCAAGTGTGACATTAAAGTTTTGTGAATTAATATCGCCAGCAGTAACCGAAGCATCTGCTTGAACAATAAATGTTGCCTGTGGATTATCAACAACAGCAGCATATGCTTCTGTTACTGAAGTATTAGCAGGCCAGTAAGGTGACCATTTTGGTTCACCATTAGCAACATAACGGCAACCCATGAAAACACCCATAGCTTTCTGAGTTGTAGTAGTTAGAACTTCAATATTCCCGGCATTATTAACGACGATATCACCAGTAAAAATGTTAGTGTCGTATGCACTTGCAATTGGATATTCATTAGTAGCTTTACTGTTAGGTGCGCCACCACGAATGCGGGAAGGAGTAAGTCCATTTAGTGCTTTAGAAGTAGTCATAACACTATATTCCTTTCCTTGTTAAATACATTGACAAACAGGAAATAACAAATTAATCTTGAAAAGATGCTTGTCGTCCTGTTGTAACCCTTGATCGACTAGAGTTAGAGATAGGCATACGAGAATCAGAGTTACTCATAAGCTGCATATTTACAGCTTGCACTGCCTCTTTACTCTTGTTTTCATAAAACTCTTGACGAGATTCAGCTAGGTCAGTAGGCATTTTGCCTAAAGCCAAGTCTCCACGACAGACCGCTCCTGCATATCGTCCTTCTTCCCTCACGACGGAAGACATAAGCATTTCTGGAACTTCTTCCTGACTTACTAATTCCCAACCTTCAGCTAAACGCTTGCCAATATTTTGAATGTCGTCTTGACCCTTCAAAGTAATTCGTAGCCAGCGAAGGGACATTCCTTCACTCTTAAAACGGTTGCGAACAGTATCAGGAATATCTAACCAATTTGGTTCTTCAAAAACTCTTGGAGTTTTATTTTCCCTCATGCTTGATTCACGTGATGTTGTATTTCGTGCCATTGTATTTTTCCTTCCTTATCCACGCTTAACTATAAACACTGGTGTATTCGCCATCGGCTTGTTCAACCTTCAGCTTTTCAGCAGCATACTTTTCAAGTGGTATACCCCATTTATTTGCCAATCTTACATCTTCTTGAGTAAGTTTGACTTTGTTGTTACTCTGAGAAGTTTTTGGTGTGCGTGACGCACCCGCTACCACTTGAGCAGAACTTGTAGCCGTGTCCTGCAGACGAGGTGTTTCAGGTTCAGAGTTAGCATCCTGAAACTTGTGAGGATAACGCTGACGTAATCGACTATCAACTTCCTCATAAAAATCATCATCTGAAGGATCAAAACCTTCACCCTTCAGTTCTTGGTCAATAGTAAGAGCCGCTGCAGTCATAATTTGATCTTGACCAAACCATGAATTTTTAGTTGCCCATTCTACTGCCTTTGGATCGTACTCTTGAGCTTGCTGTTGTTGTTGTGCAACCTGTGCTGCTTGTTGCCCATTTGCTTCTAAAGCACGATTATATTCTTCCCAAGCTGACTTTTGTTGATCTACACGTGTTTGCTCTGCATACGCTTTACTCATACTTTCTTGCGCTGCAAGCATTCCATCTGTGTCACCTGATTCAACGGCTTGCTTGTATAACTGTTTAGCTGACTCAAGATTTGATTCTAATTGACTCTCAGTACTGTCAATAGAATTTTTTAAACTTGAAGAAAGCTGTGTATCTCTTTCCTGTACAGCAGCACGTAGATTATTAATTTCACTACGTAGCTGTTGTAACTCTTCATCACGTTCTTTACGTTGACGAATTAACTGTTTAATTCTTTTTTCTGCACCCTTGGTTTTAATACCTTCTAGTTCTTCAGGTCTTTCTTCATTTTGTTCTTCTGCCTGTTCAACTACTGGTGCTGATTCCTTTGGTTGTTCTTCTTGTACTTCTGGTTGTTCTTCAACTTCAAACTCAACTTTAGGACTTTCATCCTCACTTGAATCTACTTCAACCGTTGACCATTCTTCACTCATTAGTATATTTCCTTTTCTCTTACCCGTTAGCAGCGAATCTAACGAATTGGTTTTAATTTACCCGCTGTATTAGCATATTACAATAAATTATTATAATATACAAATTTAATTTGAAAGATGATATGTAGGATCAAGTAAACTTGGCTTTTCAACTTTCATAATTACTTGATCATCAAAGATAAGAAGCAGCTTCATACCTTTGTACATAAACTTTTGTCCTGAATATTTTGCATAACAAACGTAATCACCTACGTCACACCATGCTCCATTAGGAAACTTATCTTCGTCTTTATAAGCTAAGTCACCTTTCTTTAAAACTTTAGCAACGGTAGTAAGGTATGCAACATCGTCCTTTACTTTATCAGGAAGAATAATACCACCCTTTGTCTTCTGCTTTACTGCAACTGGTAAAACCAGCAAATGATAACCGGGAAGATTTGGAAGACTATTTAAGTCTACCTTAATATCATCTTCATCTGTTACCCAATCAGCAGCATCAACTGCCTTGTCCATTCGTACTGCTTGCATCTAGTCAATATCCTCCTCTTCATAGATACGTTGTTTTACGATGTGTTTAAGACATTCCTTTGCCCACTCCACACCTTCGATCACACCCACTGTGTGACGATACTCATCGTAACTTGAAGCGTTACCATATGCAAGCGAATTTTTTAAGTCTAGTATTTTTTCTTCGTACTTTAAATTTAACTCGTCCCAAAAATTCAAAACCTATTATCCCCTACGTGCCTGTCCAATAAAGTTAGTAAGCATGTCTGCTGCCTTTAGTGCTTTGTCTTTGTCAATACTTGCTTCTGTTTTGGCAAGATCAATAAGAGCATCCAGTGCTGCAATTGCTTTCTTTGCGTTACGATCCAGTTCTTTTTCTTCTTTTGCACTGGAAAGACTAGCACCTTCCTTGAACATATTCAACTGAATTTCCATTTCCTTTAGATCAAGTTCACGGTTCTTATTAGCAGCAGTAGCAGCTTCTTTTGCCATCTGTGTTTGAACTTTCTGTTGCTCAACACCCAGACGCTGCTGTTCAATCTGAACCATCTGTGCTTCAGGTGTAGCTGCCATTTGCATTTGTGCTGCAGCTTGATTTGCCTGTGCAACCTGTTGTGCAGCTTGAGCAATGACTTGCTCCATAAGCCGTGGGTCTTGTACGTCCACACCTGCTGCTGCAGCTTCAGGTCCGTACTGTGCAATCATTTCTTTTGATACACCACTAATTTGTTCTTGATACTTCATTACCATATGTTCCTGAATATTTGCTTGAAGTACAGGAACAATACGTTGCATCATAGGATTAGCACCATTCATCGGGTCTTGAATGTACATAGTCTTTACACTAATATGTGCATCGTGATTTTGACCAACGAATGCCTGAATTGGCATACCCTTGACTGCAGCTTGAATATCACTTACAGGATCAAGCGGCATTGGTGTTGGCTTTTCAGGCATAATCTTGTCCAGATTAGGAATGTTTGCTGCCTGAAGAATTGTCTTATTAAGTTCTTCTACATTGAACATACCGGGAGGTGCAGCTTGTGATAACTGTAATGCAAGCTGTGCCATCATCATACGGTGTGCAGAAGAAGGAATGTTAGGATCAGATACAGGAATAATATCAATCCTACCATCAAAGTCTTTACGATAGATATTAAGCGTACCATTTGGAATATCTACCATAGACTCATCAGGTAAATATTCAAAGTTAATACGACTTAGTAGTTTAAACTCATCGTGCTGAGACTTATGTAGTCGTTTATGAATTGCACTAAAGAACTTACTGCTTGCTTCCAACAATGCCATCGTTGTGCCAACAGGTCCATAACTTGCTGCATCAGAGACAACCTGTTCAGTTGTATCAGCAAACTTCTGTGCAGTAGCAGTGACAAAGTTGAGCATTTGAAACAAAGTCTGTGAAGGTTCTTTGTATGGCAGATTAATGATCATCTTGGACAGATCATTACCTGTAGCTTCAACTTCTCTAAACTCACCGGGAGCAATAGGATCATTGTCACCTACAATACGCATACCCTTTGCTTTAAATCCACCGGGAAGATTTGCAAACTGACCTGCATCAACCAAGCTACGCATTGCTGCAGTTGCAGTCATGGTAAGATTACCAAGGAAGTGAATTAAACCTAGACCATAAAAACCAAAACCGGGAACAAAACGATAATGAGTAAAGAAGATTTTCTTTTCTCTGCGTCGATCATCCTTATTGTAGTTTCTACGAATAGAAAGAACCTTGCGGCTTTGCTCTTCAATAGTAACAATGTACGGAAGAGACAATCCGTCTTCATCCTCATAACCCTCAATATCAAGATAACAATGTTGTTCAAGTAGAACGTACTGTGGATCATGACTACCAGAAGGAGACAACCCCATGATTGTATCCATCTTCTGACTAATAGGTGCAAACTCTGGTGTGCTTGCTTCAGGCAAGTCTACTTCTGCATACATTCCTGCTGCCATGTCACGTTGCATTTCAACAGGTGAACGATAGATGACATGCGTGTAGCGATCTGCTCTGCGTAGATCGGTAGCATAGTAGGACACATAGAACTGATCAATAGGAACAAACTCTGATACAGGACGGTTTAGACTGCTATCAAAGTAAATCTTTTTAAATGCTGATCCAATAAGCGGCAGATGAAAGAGCATACGCTCAAACTCGTCAAAGTACTCAGGCATTTGTTCAGTTACCTGATAGTTCATAAAGTCTTTGACACGATGACTTTGCTTTTCTTTTTCTTCAGTTACCTCACCAATAATCTGTGACTTAACTGGTCCACTAGCAGGAAATAATTCTTGTGTTGCCTTTGACTGAAACTTAACTGCTGACTCAATAAGGATTGGATGAACTGCAGTACATGCACCCTCAAATGGTTCTGATGCTTCTTCCAGCTTTAGACCTAGTAGATCAAAGCCACGTTCAAACATACTTTCCCATTCTGCACGACTATCTTTGTCTGCAGTAAAGTTTTCATGTACTTGTTCTGAAATATCTGTTAGAGTATCTTCGTCTAGATCATCTACTAAGTTTCTAAAAAACTCTTCGTCATCTTCTTTGATTTGTTCATCAGACAAACCTTCATCTAGATTGCTTTTAAACTCTACTACAATACCACCATCACTAGGATCATATTCCATACTTGCTTCAGTACCTTCTGTTTCAGTTTCAATCTCTACGACTGAAAGTTCTACTGAAGGAATAGGATCAAAAGGATTGCGTTCAGTTGCCATGTTCTATATTGCCTTTGCTGTATAATTGTTATGTGTGATAAACAAAAATATAATCTGCTACTGTCCTTGCTACGCAGTCCATACCTAGATCAGCAACAAGGTAGTCTGCTATCTCTTGCTGTGTAGTACCAAACCGTTCACACGTATTTTTAATTTCAATATTGATTACTGGCTTTGTACGTTTAATTGTTTCACTTGCTCCCTTGAGAAACTGTAATTCAAAACCTTCAACGTCCACCTTAATGTAATCAATATTTTCAAAGTCAAAAGAGTCAAGTGTCTTTAATACTGCCTTGTACTCTCCCTGTTTCACATCCGTAGTGATTGAAGCAGTACCGCTGTTGCCTTCCGCAGCGTACTCCAGTGCAATCTCTACGTCATTCTCTGCACCCAGAGCATAGGGTAGTATTTCAAATCTATCACTAGGAAAACCTGACAGATTACGTGTAAGACATTCCCTGTGTATTTCAATTGGTTCAAAACAATAAACCTTATTGAACCTGTTACACAAGTCTACTGCCCATGTACCTACGTGACTACCTACATCCAATGCAACATCAAAGTCATCTACAAACTGTAAACTTCTTGTTCTGTGTGGCTTTTGATATTCTTCTCCTGAGAAGTGATCATCATTAACAGGAAAGTAAAAGTCCTGTCTCTTTTCTAATTCATATGCAATTTTCATTTTTAGATTATAACCTTAAACTCTCCAATACGCAACACGTTTCTGTCTGCGTGGATTAACATCGTCCTCCCAGTCTGGGTCTTCAGGATGTTCCAATCTCCAACTATCTTTAACATAATGCACTGCCATTGTCAATGCGTCCACCTGATCATCATGTCTGCCATAAGGAAACAGAATCAACTCTTCGTACAACTCTCTTGCCCATTCTTTTCCTTTTGGTAACCATACTCTTCCTGCTTCCATTAAAGGTGAGGCAGTAAAGACTCTTGACACTTTGTCCTTGTCAGGCATATACTCCAAGACAGGAAGACCACTACGCCTCATGTCCTGTATCAGAGACTGTCCACTTGCTTTCTTTTCTACTACACAAATGTCCGGTCTATGCTTTTGATATTCTTGTTGTGCAATACGTCTTAGATCAGGATATTCAAATCTACCACGTACACTACCGAGTAGCAACAAATTACTTGCTACTCCCTCTACACCGTCCTCACTATCTTCATGGAAATGAAACACTCCCCACGTTTGTATAACACTATAGTCTGCTGTTGTCTTGGTACTAAAGGCAGTATCATATGTCTGCATAATAAAGTCACAGCTTGGTGGTTCTTCGTATTCCCACCAGTTGATCCAGTTCTTCTTGATCAGACTACCCTCATCAGGTGTAGGGTTTTGCATGTACAGGCTTTCCCAATACTTTGATCCATTGGTTGCCTTAATTTCCATTTCGTCTACACGTAGTGTCTCATCGTCCTTCCACTCAGGAAAGTAACTTGTACCTTCAGGAAGACCCAACAACTTACTTGACTTTTCGTCCAACCATGCAGGTATACTTACTACGTCCCAACGCATCTTTGTTTCAATGTCAAACTCGTCCTGTTGCTTTAAGAGCCACCCGCAAAGATCGTCATAGTGATAACGAGTATTAATAATAATAATAGAACCATTAGGCATAATACGTGTACGTAGTCCTGAAGGCCACCATTCTTTAATGTACCGTCTGCCCGCATCAGAGAACGAGTCTTCTTCTGACATAACGTCATCAAGTATAGCAATGTGTGCACCCCTTCCTGCAATCTGTGATCGTACACCTGCGGCATAGTAGCTACCGTTCAGGTTTGTCTTCCACTTACCTGCAGCACGAACGTCTGCACGTAGATTAACACCGGGAAACATATTTGTAAAATCTTCCGTGTTTACAATATCACGTACTGATCTACCAAAGTCACTGGACAACTGATCAGAGTGACTGACTGTCAATATCTCATGGTTAGGATTTTTACCTATGTACCATGCAGGAAATAACTTGGAACATATTACTGACTTGCTGCTACGCGGTGGAAGAAAGACCATGAGACGTTTAATCTTTCCTTCCACTACCTTTTGTAACTTATCTGACAGAACCTCAATGTGTCTTCCCATGTGCCAGTCAGTAATCAATGTAGGTGCTACCTTACGAACAAAAGTAAGAAAGTCATCCTTACACTGCTGCTCTACCATAACATTCAATATATTACGAATGTTGAGCAGAATGTTGTAAGTTATCTCTTCTTGGTCCACCTGACTTAATTGACTGTCTTCCATTGTTAGTCTTCTTTAATTGTTCCTGCTATTAATATATCTTTACAACATTTACACAAACCTTCTTCTCCATTTATATGAGAAGAACATTCACAGTTCTCACACTTACAACGTGATCTGTATTTACAATTAGGATTGTCACACATAGACATAATACTCCATAGAATTAATTAGTACTCGCATTGTAACACCACACCGTAGGGGAAGACAAGAAGAATAGTTGTGACATTTTTGCAACACTATTATTTTATTTTACCAATACCATTGTCCTTTACTGTTGTAACTGGTATACTACTCTCTATATAGATTATGTTATAGATTATAATATAGAAAAAAGAATATAGATTACAATAAAGATTTACAATATCAACTAGGTTAAGACTTTATGCTATTGGTCTTATTATATCTATATAGAATTATAGCCGCGTAGCGAGTCTGTTTAATACACCCTAGTATTTTTTATTACTATAGCCACCCCTCTCTTAACAAAATAAAACAAAGGGGGGTGGTTTTTTTTATTTTAGCAGTTTAAACTACCCTAGTATTTTTGGTAAATATATGTCAGTGGTATTATTATATGATGCACGCACGGGGCATATTTTTTCCGTGGGGGATAGGTCAGCCATTCTGACATATCTGCTGAAAATGAGAGTGATTCGCAATTGCATTTGAGAATGAGAATGAGAATCATTCGCAACAAGGCTGAATGAGAATGAGAATCATTCGCAATAGGACTAGATGAGAATGAGAATCACTCGCAACTAGAAATAGATGCAGAATTGCATACATATATGCACCCACTATTGCATATATTATTGCATGTATTATTGCATGTATTATTGAATGTATCTTTATATGTACCTTTGCATGCATTTATATCTACACCTTTCGAGGTGTGAAATGGCGGTTTTCTGCGAATGATTCTCATTATCATTTGTTTAACTTGGCACGGCTTGTGCATAGCAATGATTATGCCATTGCGAACGATTCTCAACAAATATAGGTAGGCAAATATTGCCGGGTAAATATTGCCTAGTAGGCAAAATATGCCTAGTAAATCCGGCAATTATTGCCTAGTTGGCGTTAGAATAATTCTAAACAATGCGATAACCCGTTGAAATATAACGATTTCAATTCTTGGCACGCTATCTGCATGGTATTTATCCGAGGCAATCCGCCTTAACCTTTACGGAGTTTACCAAAATGGCTAAAGCAAAGAAAAACGATTACAATGTAATCGAAAGCGCCGAGCGAGTTTCCACCCAAGCCGAGATTGCGGGCGATACCGCACGCGGCGCTGAATACGACAAGGCTAATCTCGGCGATTGCCTTTTCTACGAGGCGAAAGAGGCTTTCGCCGTCGATGGCGCATATACAGCCGCGCAATTGTTAGTCGCGGTTGCTCGCAATCTCGACTGCACATTCAGCGCGGCATGCGGCGATGGCATGAAGCTCTCAACGTCGGGCAAAAAGCCTAAAGAGATGACGGAGGCGCATAAGGCGCGCGTCGATGCTTTCCGGCCTTTCGCGAGCTTCATCAATCAAGCCCTCGAGCTTGAGCTTGCTCTTACGGACTATGACAGCATGACGGCGCTTCGCAAGGCTATCAAAGACGCTCAACCGGACGATGAAATGGACGGCCTTCGCGTTACAATCAAAGAGGCGCAGAAGGTTATAGCGGAAAATTGGAAAGCCTGCTCGACCGAGCGGCGCGAACTAATCCGCGAAGCAATCCGCGAGGCGGCGCGGATTTCCATCGCTACAATCGACGATATCATCTAACACCTAGCACGGCGAAGCGGATAAGGTGCGGCACTTGTTGCCGCGCCTATTCGCATGCCTTTTTTTTGGCTAATTCGTTAGCCATTTTGTCCACTTACAATGTAACTAAAAGGGACGCAAAAATGCAATTCACACCTGACAAGAGGGACGCTACGGTCATCAAGGTCATC